CTGTCGGACAGCCGATGGCGTGCCGGTGTAGGCTGGACGCACGAAAAACTCAATGCACCCCGCGGCCCCGCCATCCACGCCTTGGATCGGGATGGCTACCTCGTCGTACTGCGTGTCGATCAGCAGACTACCTGCGGCGCCGACGGCCGGATTGCTCGCGTCCAGGAGCGCCGATCCACCCGCGTTATTGATCGTCGCGACCTCTGGACCAGCCGAGTAGACCGGCGCAAAGGTCGCTTCGTCCAGCGGCGCGTAGAGAACGAGATTCGCGACGGACTGCGCGAGGCGCAGCCCCGTGGCCCGCGCCCCGTCGGCGGCGTACTCCTCGACGCCCGCGTCCAGCGTCGCCCCGTCCATCGAGATGGGGATCTTCACGGCCATGGTTTACAGGTCCAGGATGTAGAGGGCGGTCTGGAGCATCGCTCTGCGCATGGTGCTGGCGACAGGTATGGAGTGGCGATCTCTCCCATCCTTGCTCACGATGTGGAAGCCGTATTTCGTCGGCCCACCGTCGCTTGGATCGTAACCATCCACATGGCGGGTATGCCATCCCTCGTCGGTGATGAAGATGTCGGCTTCGTCCGCCGTCACGTACACCTTGCCTTCGGTGTCTGCGAGCTGAGCAACAATGCGATCACGTAGTGTCATCGTTTACCTTTCGTAAAATGAATGACTACTTGCCGGAGAATTTCGTTCTCCATACCTTGCAGCACGCCCGCGAGTTCCTCTGTTGCTTGGTTCAAGAACGGGTTGGGGCTAGCCCATCTCTCTACCTTACGTGTATGAGCCCATCCAGCAGCGTCAACCCAACCATACTTTGGTAATCGCTGCCCCGGCTCCCATTTCCAGTGCATGCGCGGATTACCTATAATCAACTTGGTGTCATATCCTTCTTCCACGATAGGTGAGTAGTCCACCCCTTTAGCTTGTAGCAGTTCCGGCCCCCCAAAACGGACTTCGATTGCTGCCGAGTAAGGTACTCCATCGATAACGACATTCCGCATTATGTCGCTAACTCTCCCGGTAGATGCAAGTAGACCCGTCTTTTTTGGTGCTAGTTCTGTGGCCCTTACAAGCAACATCTGTGCAGCAGACCGAAGGGCATCCTCCGCCTCTCGTGGAACAAGGTCCTTGGCCCTAGCTCCTAAATCGGAGATCAACTCGTCTAACTCTGCCGTGCATTGTTTAGTCGCGTTTTTAAAAGCCTCTCCCATGACTATGTGCTCATCAATCTACGAAGTAGAACCTTATGAATAAAGGGATGCGAATGAGGACCGTGGGATTCTACTGATAGGATCTCGTAGGTAATTGAGTTGTGGGTCAACTGATAACCTTGAGCAACTGTGTGTCTACCGTCGATCCACGCTTGAAAGGTCTCGGTAGGGATGTTTCCCAAAGAAGCCAATATCTGCGTTTGATTCAATGGCAGTATCCGACACTTGACATCGCCGGTGTCTGTAGGGTAGCTAATAGAGTACTGCGCCGTAACAGCAGTTGCTACTGGGGCTGTCAGAGTACCTACTTGGTTGAGTAACTCTCGCACAACACTACCATAAGCTGGAGTCTATAGGTATCACGATAACGTGATCCTGGGGCTCAGTGTAGTTTGTAGTCACCCATTTAATAGGGGTAACATCTTTTGGGGGTGTTGGGTCTATCACAAGAGTGCCGGCACATCCAAGCTATCAAACTGATCATCAAGATCGGGACGGACATAAGCGTCCAAGTCCCCTCGAAACGCTGACGGAATACCGCTTGGATGGTTGATGTCTTCATCAACCATCACACTACCCAAGCTGTATCTCGTGTTACCCCGAGTCCCGCGTTTGTCGTAGTAGTAGGCCGCGAACTCAGTAGCCACTTGGAGTAGTCCTTCAGGAGTACTGGCATAACCAGCGGTGTAGACCACCTTGATATTCTGGTACCCCCGCGGCCATACGGTTTCGTCCCCAGGGATTCCCGCCCCTGCTTGCCCAACTAACCGCAGAATTCCTTCATCGGCTTCTACGAGGTAGTCATCATCTACCGTCAAATCATCGGCGGCCGCGAAGTCCCTGTTCCCGTCTACGTTGACCGTTGTGGGGTTTCCAATGATCGGATAGTGCCGAAGCACAAGGATCGGGGTGTCCGTGCCATCATAGTACTCCGTGCGGGCAGTACTAGCGATGGTACGGTCGATGTAATTGAGGATGCGCTTGGTAGCGTGATTGATTGCATTGGTAATTCTGGCTGTGTCTGCCCCCGAGGAGAGCCCCAGAAAAGTCTCTACTTCGGCTACCGTCGTCAAGGCGTCAGCTACCAAGCTAGACATGAAGGATCACTTTCGAGCCACAGGTACCCGTAGGGGGCCGGTAGGAAAACGTGCTGTTACAGTTTGAACGCTCGTGTCCTTTGTGGACGGCAACTTCAGAGGCTCAATTCTCATCACCGTAGTCGAAGGGGACACGCTTGTAGTAACAGTTGTATCTACCTTGAATGCCTCCCGATGAGTTTGAACAGCTTCTTGTCCAGCGGGCTCCCATTTTTTTGTCTTCACCAACACCGCTGCAAGTTGCTGGGTTACTCGAATCACATCCCCAGGATTGACCGTCTTACCCGCTACCACAGTAAGCGCAGTTCCCAGGTACTTGATGTTTCGGAACACTGGAGAAGTGAGATTCAGCTTCTCTGGGGCTGGAATACCAGGTGCTCGGATAGGGCCGTCTTTTGGCACTACCTCAAAGTCTTTGGGGAAGGTCCGACAAAGACGCTCGGCCTCCGTTGGGGTAACTTTTACAGTTTGACCAGGTTTCGTAACCTCGAACTTCCCGTGATAGGCGGATCTCGTCCCAGCCAGGAAAACAATGGTCTCTGTCTTTTCAGCTTGCGTCACTTTGGACTCTTTCACAACGACCCCCTTATCTAAATGGTAGAACTTCGATTCGATATTTGCCAAATGCCGTCTGTAAGCACCCTTGGCAAAGGCCGTTTCAGGTCTAGAGTCTATTGTATGGAACACATGAACTCCAGGCAACACATCTCTAGGGAGAGAGTTCAGGAGTACTTCATTTGACCATAGGTAGTTGTGTTTGTATCTGTAGTGTAAATCTTTGCGGTGGGGGAACACGCGATACAGGTAGGCTCGGCGTGGTTCATGTCTCCGGAATTCAAGATTGAAGTCTTGATTGTTGGGAGCGGGCCATACGCCCCGGAGTATCTCGTCTGCGTCTAGGTGTACGTACAAGTCTCCAGGATCTCCAATGAGGTAGCTATTGCGTTTGGCGATCTCCGACTCCCAAGGCTCAGATATCTCCACCACGGTATCTGCTAGGGCTCTAGCCACGTCTAGCGTGCCGTCTGTACTCCAAGGCTTCAAGGCATCATGTGGGAACTTAGCGTACACACCGTCCACAACTATCACGTACGGATCGGGCAGAACTTCTCTTGCGGCCTTGATACATGCCTCAAGCTGCTCGGCCATATTCCAAACGATAATGGGCACAATGATGGACATAACAAAGAAGACGACTACCAGGGTGACGACTCCCCACGCCTAAAGGCGGGGGCTTCTCAGGACGCGACCTGAAGGCTCCGTCCGAGCCTTAGAATATTGATAGATGCATTGATGTCACGGTCGAGAACGAGCCCACAAGGACAGGCGTGCAGGCGCTCAGAGAGCGTTTTCTTCCTGAATGCTCCGCACCGGGAGCAGGTGCTCGACGTGCCGCGTGGAGAGACCTTCACGAATCGACGCGCAGCTTCTTCCGCTTTCGCTTCGAGGATCGAGAGGAACCTTGACCACGCCGCATCCTGTATCGACTTCGACAGACCCGTAGACGATTTCTCGATCATCTCCTTCGGCTTTAAGTCCTCCACGACGACGACAGCATTTTCGGAGACGATCCGGTGAGCGAGCTTGTGCTGGAAATCTGTGCGCTGGTTCTTTTCCTTGGCGCGGAGCCGAGCGAGGCGTCGCTTCGCTTTGGCTCGCCGTTTGGAGCCGCGCTTCTTCCGGCTCAAGGCGCGTTGAGCCTCGGCCATCCGCTTCTCGGCCTTCCTGTACCAGCGCGCGTTCTCAATCTTCTCGCCGGTCGAGAGCGTGGCGAAACTTTCAATACCCATGTCGATCCCGACTTCGGAGACGGCGTCTGGATAGGCGCGTGGAGGGACTGCGTCGCACGAGAAGACCGCGTACCACCTGCCGGCCTCGCGCTTCACGGTAAGTGTCTTCGGAGTCCCCCCAACAGGGCGGTGGAGCTTGATCTTGACCTCTCCGATGCCGGAGAGCCGGATACGCTTCATGCCGACAAGCCTAAAGCCGATGTCCTGCGGCCATACCAGGCTGTTGTAGCGGTCGGCGCTCTTAAAGCGCGGATAGCCGGGCGTCCCACCATTCTTCACGCGCCGAAAGAAGTACTGGAACGCAGAGTCCACGCGATGAAGCGCCTGCTGAAGCACTTGCGAGTAGACCTCGGCGAATTCTGGCCGATTCTGCTTGATGCTGGGAAGCCGTTTGGATTGATCGTTGAAACCGACGCTAATTCCGGCGTTGTTCCAATGGTCCCTGCGCTCCTGAATGGCGGCATTGTGGAGTTCGCGGCAGAGGTTGAGCCACGCCCCCAACTTAGCGGCCTGCGCCTTCGTAGGGTAGACGCGATATTTGAACGCCCTACGCATCTAAACGCCCTTCTGGTTCTCGATGTACTTATTCATGGTTTCGAGGCTAACGCTTCCGACGGTTGCCGCGAAGTAGTTGTTCGTCCAGAGCGTCGGAAGTCTGAACCCAAGCCAAGCCAAGCATACTTCTGCCGCAAATCATGGCTGGATCGACCCTTCATCCTCTTCACCCCCATGCCTGAAGGCAGGGGCTTTCGCGCTGAGTAAGATAACAAAAAGGGCGGCTGCCAGGGTAAAGAGTTCGCACCCCTCCCCAGCAGCCGTCCCTATCATTTGTAACAGCAGGTTCCAGGAGACACCAGGACACCAAAGGGGGTCCCAAGGTGTTGGTTGGCGCCTCCCGGAAGGTCAGTCGGCATTACGCCGAGTTGGCAACCCCGTAAACTACGCCCACGTTCGTCGCTACCGTTCGGTCTTCCAACGACTGGAAGTCCGCACGGAAGGTAGCGATCATCTGGTGTTGGTCGTAGGCGTCGTCCCGCTTCAGCTTCAGCATGAGCGGCCTCCGGGTTCCCACAACCCACGATTTGTGGTTCACCAAGATGATCGTGGAGTTGCTGGTTGTGGTCCCATCGTACACCCCAGTCGCGTCCAGATCCGAACGGACCTCAGAAGAGACAATAACCGGGATGTTGAACAACTTCGCGACTTCTCCGTTGAGAATCGGAGCCCCCGCACCGAACTTGTCCAGGGTCAACACCTCAGCCAGACCCCGCATACGGGCATAGCTCTTGGGAGACATGAGCCACGCCAACTTGCGGAAATCTGCGGCATACTTGTCCATGAGCCCCATCAGGTTCAACAGGTCCGTGGTCGTGAAGGTGGTCCCATCTACCGAGGTAGCAAGTGCCAGCGCGGCCTTGCGAAGCCCGATGTACGCTCTACCACGGTGATTGGTCGTATCGATGTCGCTGTCTTGATGCGGGTTGGTCGTGTCTCCATTGATGATCGAGTAGTCATGGTCATGCGCCTTGGCTTCTGCCAGTTCATCCCGCAAGAAAGGAATGAACGGGATAATCGAATCCTCGTCCATTTCTTCCGAGAAAGGAATCGCCAGCACGAACTTGGTTGCCGAGAGCGTGCGATTAGCCGTGGTCGCATTCCCCTGAGTCAATGTGGTCGGCGAGTTGGTCGTAGCTTCGGCCATCGTCACGAAGTTGGGGAGATTCCCTTTGACTGGCATCACGTACGTAGCCGCTGGCATCTTGATCTCTCGGAACAACGAAACGATCTTGGCTTCCAGTCGCACCTGGTCTTCCAGGGTAGGACTGGTCACAGTTGGAACCCACTCGTCGCCGACTCCGGCACCAGTGGAATACATGGCCTTTTCCAACTCTTCGATCTTGTTCGCTCGCTTGGCAAACTCGTACGATTGCTTCGATGCCTGTTTAGCCTCTTCGTACAGCTTCCGGTGTTTACGCTTGATGGCCCCGTGAGACTTCAGGAAAAACGCCTCTTGACTAACACTCATCCCTACCAGCTTGCCGTTGTTCTCGATGGGGTTCACCATCCCCAAGGCCGTAGCCACGAACAAGAACTGATCGCATGACTTTTGGAAGTCTACGTACTCTTCCGTGGTGTGTCGGCCTTGGTAAATATCGGCGAACTTCTCGACGACTTCCATCTCGGGAAGATCCATCGACCGTTGGCTGAAAGCTCGGGCGTCGTTGAGTTGTTGGTCAATAAGAACACGAGCCCTACCCGCGGCCCCCGCCCGCACGGCCTTGGTGAGTTCGGCGTTTCGGTCGTTCAGACCTTGAGCTTCTTTGGTTGTGAGCGACATGACTACTCCTTACACACCCGCCGTGGCGGGAGCTTTCTCGCCGATGATCATCTGGCGGATGGCATCGATGTCGGGGTGACGTTCGTATTCGCGACAGAGTTCTCCCAAAGCGCCGAGCTGTTCGGACTTCTCCGAGACCTGCCCCGTAAGGGTTTCAATCTCTTTGCCCGCATCAGTCGCTTGCTTCTGGATGTTCTCCACACTCGTCTTGATGTTCCCCAAGAACTTCGCCAAGAACGACATCTGCAATCGCATCATGTACGACTTGGCGGCATCAGGTCCTTCCGACGCTTGGAATGGGAACTCCGGCACCTGCACCGGAATCTCTGCCTTCACCAGACGACCAAGATCGACCGTGGCCGTCTGGACAAGATCCAGGAGTTTCTTCAACTCTTCCATGACCAGTCCTTTCTTAACGGCCTCGGTATCCGGGCGTAGGCCGACGCTTTCTTTTCTCTTCGCCACAAAGGCGAGTCTGGTTGCCGGATTCTCAACCAGAGATATCTTGTTGATCGTAACCCCTGTAAGCTGCACAGCCGATTGGCCCTTGCAGATCCCAGGTTGTTTCTTGCACCGTCCTTGAATGGACAGCCCCTTGTATACTCCCGCGGCAATTTCCGACTTCGTGTCTTCGTCGCTGACCCGCAAAACTACACACCAATCACCTTTGTCCGCGGATATCTCCGCATCTGCGCTGCGGGCCATATAGGACTCCGCCACAGCAGTCCCAGGCGCTTCGCGGTCGGTGTGCTCGATGTTGATCTCGCGGAAGTGAATGTTGAATTCGTGTGCCGCCTTCTCAAGATCCGCAAACGAAGCATACTCCCCATGAGCATCGATCCGGTCGGAGGGATAAGCCACCGAACGGATAATCATGTCCTTTCCAGGAACCGATAGAACCTTCTTGAACTCGACAAAAAAGGTCTTGGTGTCTGATTTGACTGCCATGTCTAGTTCTGAGGCGGGGTCCTTGGATTGGGCGTTGGTCTTTGGGTCTGGGTCCTCAGAACAGAACACGCTCTCTTTGACCGGATCGAGAACATAAAATGTGTCGGCGGCAAACGTATGGTCTTCATGGATGTCCAAAATGAATCCACCCGCGGCTTTACGCGCAGCCGGAACATCCCACGCCAAACTCCTAGCTACATGCTCGCGCTGGGTTTCGTCCATACGGCTGTCAAAAGCAATAGTCCGATGCTTATCGTGGCGAGCGCCCAACGCCCTACCCAAGAGAACAACAACACCGTCCGTAGACTCCTTAGCAGAAGCTACCAAAGCATTGTCAGACGGTTTCGGACCTCGACGCATTTTAGACAACTCCGATTCCACATCGCCTTGTAGGGTCTCAGTAGTTGACACTTCGTCTACTACCGATTCCCCCTGTGCAAAAGACATTGTGGTAGATAAATCCGTGGAAGTCAAAGATTTCTCCAGAGATCCATCTTCTGGAATAATGAGTTCCACGGATACGAGTGATCCGTCTTCGACTTCTCCGTCCATGAAACAGGTCTCGACGGTGGATTTTCCCCAGGGAGTTTCGACTTCTAGGGCTCCATCGGCAAGATGAGTTAGAGTTTTGAATACTGCCTCAATCAGAATGTGCTTCTTGAACTCTGGAGGAGTCTTATCGAACTCCTTGTAGTGTTTTACCAAGTGGTTATAGACTGTCTGTTTGTCGGCACTGGGGATATCTGTGCCCCCGCGGGCGCCTAGAAGGGCGCCCATAGCAGCTTTCACACCTGACCACTTTGTAAATAGTTCCCCACCAATTATCTCGTGGTGAGGAAGTTTGTACGACGACTTGATATTGGGGGATTCTGCGTTTGCCCAGGCATGGGCTTGTTTGTACAGGCCCCAACCCCCGACCTTGATGATAGCGTTTTGAACTTTGCTATCCCATGTCCATGCGCCCTTGGGTGTTAGTGGGTAGCTCTTGAACGGTACTACGGATTTATTCATCTTGAGGCCCACTGAAAAGACGGTATAGGCGGCATGGTGCCGTTCTGTGGCTTATTGAAATACTGGAACGGTAGTCTATTAGGCAAGGGAATTCTTGGACAGTCCTCTGTTTTGATAGTCCCGGTAGGATCGTCAGCAACACTTGCAGGGGTAGGATCTACTCCTGTGTCGGGATTGTCTGTGAAACGGTCCTCGGTGTTCAGAGTATCTCCTAGCTCGGGACTAGGGTTAGCTACTTTACTAGCCGTAATCGGAAATAGCTCTGCACCAACAGTTCCCCCCATTACGGGAAATCCAAGGGCTGTTCGTGCTTCGTCTCTGGTGATAAGACCGTCTCGCCAAATACCGCGATGTTCCATCTTGCGGTCGTGGAGAGTCTGCGCACTTATCAACACCCCCTCGAAGTTGGGCTTGAGCCGCATGCCGATGGGGTTGAAGATGAATCTGTTCAGCTTCTGTAAGATGTTTTCTACAGTGGGCTGAAGGGTGTTCACCAGGAACAAGTGACGCTGCTCTTGTAGATTGGAGTTCGTCAAATCTGCCGTGATACCCACTACTCCGGGCGGAACACCAAAGGCTAACAGGGTGCGGGTCATTGCGTCGTGCATCAAGTTACCGAAATCCATGTCCCTATGACTAGGAGTTACGGTTTTGATGTTTAGTCCCTTGGAGAGAATGGCCAGACCGTGAGCTTTGTCGCTACCACCAAATGCCGCTCGCATGTTTGCACGCAGTCGGCGACGCACGGTTGCAGGTAGCTTCTGTTCTGTCTGCAGAACTACCCCAGGTAAAGCGTGGTTACTGAAAAATCTGACGTTGTACTTTGCCGCGTGAAAATCCGCTAACAAACTCTGTTGCGCGGCTCGACTAGACGAATACCCTCGAATCGGATGTTCCGGGTTGAACTCTCGGACCATCACAATATCTGTAGGTTTGAATAGTTCCGGCCGCCCAGCACCGCGGTCGAATTCCCACCCTGCTACGATTTTGTCTTTGGATGCCTGTAGGGTTGTGAGGTCCGGCCTCATGGGATAAAACGATGTGGGCACGTCTCCAGTCCGTTGTACGTGGATAGGAACGTCCCCAAATATCTTGAGGTAACAGATCGTGGCCTCCATGAAGTCATCCCACATCTGAAACGGACTGGGATCAGAGACCAACTTATACAACGGATCTTCGGTATCAACCTCTACGTAGTTACCACTCTTGGTCATAACCTGCGGTGTGATCGGTATCGACCGAGCGTTGTTGACAATCGTTCGGATTGCTACGTAACTCCAGATAGTACGCATGACCACACCGGCCATGCCTTGGGTACGTGTGTCTACGTCTCCACCCAAGGTGAACGCCTCGGGCGGGAAGTCGTCCGATGTACTTTTGAAGAGACTTAAAACTCTCTGCCATAATCCCATGCCCCAAGTCTAGGGGCGAGGGACAAAGTATCCAAGGTAAAAACTACCGCCTGCGTTTTCGTCTATGATGAATTCTGCGCAATTCGTTGCCTACGCTACGGCATAGAAAGATCATCAGAACGACAAACACTACGCCCAAAGCCACGTCCCACATAGGGGTATCCTACCACCTACCCCGCACCTACCAAATCAGCCCCCCATTGCTCGGCCATCGCCTCTGCGAAACCTGAATATGTGCGGCTTCGCCGCTTCCAACGGTCAGGGCGCGGCGATTCCTGCCAACACGCCTGCTCACCAGTTCCAAGATCGTTCGTCGGTTTAAGCAACGGTAGGCCCTTCAACCATAGGCATGTCGTTTTCCTAAACGGATCGCCAAAGTGGAACGGCTGCACGATTTGATCGGGCTTCCGTATATGGCTGCTGATGATGCTAACCGGGTTCTCAACCGCGATTCTCGGGATATGAGCATCTAATAGTATTCGCACGAAGTCAAGGGCTTCGGCCTGTAAAGTTCGTTTCTCTTTGAACCAGCGAGCCCCAGACACGGCCAAATGGGTACATGGTGGATGGGCAATCATCAAGTCCCAAACGTGCGGTCCCTGCAATAGCATTCGCACGTCCATCTCGAAATGTTGCCCGCTCGGAATGTCGGACGGGAGTAGATCGCAGGACCAAGCGTCGTGACCACGCCGACGAAACGCCTCCCTGACGACGCCGGAAAACTCACAGGCAACTAGGACACGCACGTTACTACCTCATCACTTTCTTCTGGTAGTCAGTATGCCAAGCCGTCATCGTCTTCATCGAGGGTATCGACTTCATCCATGTCGTCCCCTTCGACGTAGTATTCATCGCCTTCTGGGTTCTCCCCTGGTTTTCTTGACGTTTTGGGGATAGGGCGAAGTTCCAAGAGGTCGTCATTAGTTAGGTCTTCGTCGTCTGACGGGGTTCTTTCCAGAGATAGGACTTCGATGTCTGGGACTTCTTTGAACCCTTCAAGTTTGAGAGCCCACAGCACCGCACCCGCGGCCGCGTCAGCTACGTCTTTCTTACCACCTGGTCTATGGTCGATCTTTCGCCCACCCTTTGACCAGTACAGGTCATCCAAACAAACAAGGAGGGGTTCGTAGGGATAAAAACTCAACAGACCCGTGTGTATCGCATGATGCAGAGTCTCATGTGCTTCCGTGGTTCTATCTACGGAGTACTGCATAGCTACAATTCCACGAGACTCCAAAGTTTGTCTGAGCGCAGCAGAACCCCAAAGGTCCATAGTGACCTGTCTGATGTCAAACCCCCGGTCCAAAAGAGCCAGTACTAAATTCTCCATCGACTTCAGGCGTACTGGGTTTCCAGGAGTGGGTTGGATCTCCAATGCGAAGTCTAGGTACACCCGCTGGGACTGATGACACCAATGAGCCAAGGCACATGCCGTAGGGTCTTTTACCTCCGACAAGTCAAAGTGCATCGTGTAACTAGCCATAGGTCTCGGACGAAACCAATTCTCAAAGGACAAATCCTCCCTGATAGGGTGTCCTTTGCGAGACTTGTCCACCAACATTCGTACCCGCTCGATGTCTGTGTAGAACTTGATCCTGGACTTCGTAGGTGGGTAACTGGCTAGGTTGATTAACGCCTCTACCGGATTACGTCGATACGCAGTTAGAAACAGATCCCAAGTGAACCTGGGGTTGAATTCCCACAAGGGTCCGGTTACAGCTAATCGACCTTCGTGGATAGCGTACCTGGACGAAAACCACTCCGGTTTCAGAGACGTAGCAGGAGTTTCTGGATCTACGTCAACCGTTTCGATGGACGTATTCCATGCCAGGCGCAGGCTGCACCATATATCGTTCACGCACCCGATCAATGACCTTCAACAGCCCATCCTCGAAAGTTTCCGTGTGGGGACCTGGCCGACCGCGTTTATCTCCGTAAGCAGCACCAGCACGAACAGCGTCTTCTATAATCTTGGCGAGATCATGAAGCATGTTACCCCTCCAAAGGATCGAATCTGATGAATATCCCATGTAGACACTTTACGTCATCGATGGGAATTGAGTCGGGGGACTCTATGACTGCCCGGCAACCTTTGGGACATTCAAATATCATCGGGAAAACAGTTTCACCACAGTGCTTGGCAATGTCCCGTAGTACTCCTATGAAAAACGATCTCCTGCCCACAATACTATCGTATAGCTCTGACGGGACAGGTATGACGAAGGATGGTAGATCCTGACCTACTTGAGCGGATTTCAAACACAACATGTTAAGGTATTTTGCATCTCTGCTTACGGAGTTCTTTTACCGTTAACCCATAATCCTTTGCAATGTTTTCATCTGACTACTTAGCGGGCTATCACAAAATATGCACCTGTTTTAATTATTGGTCCTAGGATGCTTATTTGCAAATGCGTACCCGTTCTCCCAAGCACGACAGGACGCTCTAGCAAATGTAGTATTTCCTCCGCTGGTCTCGCGTTCGCGCCGGTATGGGTTAGCTGCGTTAGTTAGGTATGCTAGGGCACCTTTATACCACGAGCCCGCAAGAGCGCGATTGGTCGTAGCGCGTACCGCTTGATCCCAAAGATAAACATTTCGACTCAATCAAATGTCCTTACTACACCAATCGGATTTGAAGAGGTAGCACCCAGAATGTCTTCAATGACTTCCCTCGATATGAGTTTAGTCCCAACTGGTATTCGAGATAATCCAATCTGTTCGTACAGGTCAGTGGACTTGTTGAGTCCGTATCCAAGCACAGACATAACTTGATCCAACGAATACTTGCCGTCGCTCATAGACTACCTTCTTTCTGGTCCAGTAATGTTCCGTTTAGCAAGGACCGGATAAGATCCCGTTCTTTCACGTCGGCCCACTTCTTTTTGTAGTTCCATCGATCTTGGACTGCCCACTCAGAGCCTAATAGTTCGGGATTATCCCTTACCGCTGCGTGCTCCTCATGGATCACCAGGGGATAGTGTACCCGATAACACGGGCGATGTAGATCGCGCATAACTCTACGGGCGAAGTCGGAGTCCCCGCAGTAGTGATGGAAGTTTTCGCTATCAAATGCTCCTTTACCCCCCAAATCTAGTTGTGAGAAGAATTTGTACGGAAACGCAAAGGTATAGCCCGCCAGTTCGGTTGCGAGTTCTATTACACCACGGACTTCAGGCGGGTTAGTTGTGCTCTTCCACGACAACACGCAATCTCCAAGAGTAGAGATGAGAGTTCTGAGAACATAGAAGAACTTGGGTGGTAACACGACATCATCGTCTACCAAAAGTATCCAGGCTTCATCGATGAAGTCCCTGAAGAACGAAATCTTATGAGAGAACCCTACTAGGACTCGATTGTAGGCTTCAACTACTCCGCGGTTATCCCCACCGTCTATACAGCGTAGTTTGTATGATATCTCTAATGAGTCCAAGCAGGGTGGGTTTGCTCCATCTGAATACACCACGATATGGTCAGGCCCCCCGTCCAGATACTTCTCAGCCAAATTGGGGTTGGGTAGAGACCTTAGCATTCGAGACACCCGGTCTTGACCGTTGTAGGTCACGCACACTAGACAAATGTTCATCAACTTCTCTTAAGGTACTGTTGATAAGCCGTATGGGTTGGAACATCATTCAATGAAGACCAATACATGCAGAGCCCTACTTGTTTGAAAGCCTCGACCCAATCATCTTGTCGTCGAATACCCAGGCCGACAAACATGTTCGCATAAGTATTTCCACTTACCCGATCACCAGTACCTGGGCGAATGAAACTCACCCGACCTCGGATGAAGCATACATGGCGAGCCTTCGAGATGAACTCCTGCCACCACCCTTGTTCCCACCTAGCCGCGGATAACAAAAGAATGATCTCAGTACCACTGGATGATTGTTCCACCGCTTTCTCAACCCACGCTCTCATGGATTTCCCGTACGGTGGGTTACAAAAACAACTGCCGGGCCAGATGCAGTTCAGGGCGTTAACATCAGGAGTCCAGAACTCTGCTGCATTGACGGGGTTGTCCTTCGTCGTACACACATCGAAAGGTATTTGTCCCCCGAAGTACGTAGCCACAGGGTAGAGAAGCTCGGGTGGGGTTTGCCAACCCAGATCCATCTTGTCTCTGCTCTTTACGTTACCGATGAATCCCGTAGGAGCTTTGCGCTCTGAATTATCCATCGACATAGGCTTCTAGTGTAAGCCTACGGATTTACCGTAAGTGAGAATATCAAGAACGTTGGGTACTCCTTCCGGGCAATTGCCCGCTGGATCTCTTGGATGCCGTTGTCGTCCAAACAAATAGCACCATTGAAAACTGTTCCTGAATGAAAATCTCCAAGGCTGAGTTCAATGCCTTCCTCTGTGGAGTAAATACTCTTCCCGTCGCGTACCCAATCATGAAACGCTAGTTTTATAGGGATTGTCTGCACGAATTCACACCAATCGGTTAGAAGCCGGGATGTCCACTCCGTAACGATCTATGATTTTTTCCATCCGCCTAGCATAGATGGGAATCATCCGGTCTTTCCAGTCTCGATCTGGGCTAGACTCCGAAGCCTCGTCGTAGCGGTTTCCTCTGTCCCTATCACGAACAGGAACCCACCCATGCTCCAAAGGTCGGACCGCTTTATGATGAAACTCAGTCACAAATCCATCCTACCACGCGATCTAATAGATGTCAATGAAACAATAGCTGGGGGGGAGAGGCCGAGAAGATTCGGTCTACCTCTTTCCGCAAATGGCTCTGCTTAGATACCGAACTCGATATGAGCCCAAGTTTGTAATCGCTAGGAAACCTGGTGAATCCGCTGGTCCTGAAAGTAGTCTCCAACTTCTGTGCTTGGGGGGATTCCTCCGATAGTCCATGTTTGTTGGACTCGTCAATGATGGCCATGAACACATCATGTCCGTCCATGCCCTCACTCTTGGCGTGACCACAGAGAATCTGAATCTGTCCATCTGGGAATACGGGAGAGTGCCTGATTGTGATGGCCGTAGTGTGAATCTTGTACGCTGGATACTTGGGATCATCAGGACTAAAAGGGAATTCCGCTCGTTCGGCACACATACGGTGAGCCGCGATGAAAAATGGATTCTGTCGGACCCAAGACTTCACTTGCGCGAAGATGGTTTGGATTGCTTGTGTTTCGCTGGTGCTACAGGTAAGGCATGTAATGGGTTTGATTTTTCCAATGTCGAAGTATTCATGGGGGTCTTTGAGGGCTGCTAATCTGGCAGCGGCGTAGACTACACCTGCCGCAGCCCCACTCGATTTCCCGCTGCCTTTGGCTAGTTCCAAATAGAACTCTCTCACCCTGGGATCGTCGATGAGTTCAAGCAACCTAGCTACTGCCGGCCATAGTTTGGAGTTGGCATAGTTGGGTGAGGTAATGAACTCTTTGATCGGAGGTAGGTAGATCGCTCGACTACTGGTTTCCATCATCCGACGCCTGACGTGAGGGTCGGACTCTTTCAGAAGAGCCTGAGCTATAGCTTGAATCTGGGATGACACTATTTCGACACGACATCTCTAGGCAGCGAGGCCATAAGCGCCTGACACAACCTGCTGATCTGATCCTGTACAGCCCGGAGTCTATTCAGGCGTGCCTGTTGAGGGATGTCCACTGTAGTAGTTTTCAAACTGTGAATAATGTCTTCAATCTGAATAGCAAAAAGTTGGTGGTCGCTCGTCACTTTACCTCCGGTGTTGGTGGGTCTACTGTTCCTTTAGGGGCTTCGCCACGCGCCAGGGCCTCAAGAGCACTGGTGTCCCCTGACTGAACAGCTTGAATGAGGACTTGCTGCATGTCCACGTCGATCTTATTCAGGTGCAGGTGCGCGTGAGTTTGTGCGGGTTGAGGTTTGAGAGTTTGAACTACTCCAAGTTGAATCGCGATGTCGATCCAAGTCTTGGCATGCTCTGCCAAATCTCGCATGGCTTGAAGGCGTAAAGCAGGATTCAACCCACCACGATAAGCAGCCTTCACGGTTTTACGGACCCGCTTGATAGGTCGAGTTCCATCCCCCGATTCCTCATAAGACTCTTCAGTATCCGTAACCTCAGTGTCGAACTCCGGGTCCACGGCTTCGAGTCTATCGGTAGTGTCCAAGAGTTTCTTCAATCTCTGTACACTTGGGGAGGTATGTGCGGTGTAGGCTGCAAAGGCTGTATGAGGATCAACCGCCGGCATCTCCGCACGGTCACGAAGAATACCAAGTAGCTTTTTGACGTGTTTACGATTGAACCTTAGCTTGCGCCCTGCATCTTGAGGAGTGTTTCCTCTGGAAATAAGTAACGCAAGCTGGTCAGCTTGCACTTCGTGAAGACGTTCTAAATCCATTTTTGAGACTACCGACTTTGTAAACGCAGGTTATTTATGTCTGTGCTCATACCTCGAACAATCATCTGTACGTGAGGGGAGAGACATCGCCACGACTGCTCCATGAGATCACGGATGGCGTCCGCCTCTGCCGAGTCCCCTTGACCACACCGGATCTTCTCATGTAGTTGACCAAGAAGACAGATATGTTCAACGAATGCCGAGTTGTCAGATGTTTGCATTGTGACGGTTTACCTACTCACGACCTCGTATTTGTACGGCATGTGGGCCGACACCGGCGGCGATGACGGTCATAACGCTTTTCATCCTCGCAACGCCCGCAGCATCGCTTGCTCTTCATCATGGAACCCGGACCAATCTATCGCGTCGCGGTTCTTCCAGATGATAGACTCCAGCCGGTCTATGCGGGTGCGCAGTTCCTCATCCCTACCCACACATGACCCATCTACGGAAAAAAGCTCGTAATCTACTAGGCAATCCACCCCGGATGGGATATCGCTATAATCTACGCCATCCGATCCTATCCCATCATCGTCTACCGTCACACCAACAGGGACTTCCTTGTGCATTGTTTCGATCACTCGACCAACGATCCTGCCATAGTAGATGTTCTCCGTAACATCGTCGGACCACCCATCGTCTGGATATGCTGGCCTGCATCCATCGAGCGCATCTTTCGCTGCCTTCTTGGCCTCGGCCTCGGTAGTGTGTATGTCGAACGCGCCCTGATAACCATTAAAACTAAACCAGGTTTTCATATAAGCTCCAACCGCCACAGCACACAGCGGACGTACATCAGGATATTCTTGTGATCGCTGTACCAACGGGGCAGAACAACACCTACCGCGTATTTCTGTCCCTGGAAATATGATGGTCATCCCCAATGTCTTTGCAAGTCCGTACTCTACCTGCGCACCCTTAGAGTGAGACCAATCACTCAGCAGATAGATCGCGTCGCACTCCAACAACAACTTGATCGCGGATCTCATTGCTGTTGCCCAGTCCAAACCTTGGGGGACATGCCGCCGAGGGTTAAATACCGCGTAACCTTTTTCCCGCAGCACCCTTTCTGCTACCTCGAAGGCTTCTTTATTTCCATCTGGGATGCCAGTGATCGGCCCAGAGATATAGACCTTGGTACTAACTTTCCAAACAACGTTCATCTACCACTCGCCATCCTACACACCTGCATATGCTTCTCGCACAACCTGATGGTCATATGGTTTGGGGTTTCAATCAACACGCAATCCAAACATGAAGATCGTCTGTGCAATAGACGTTGTACACCACTCTCTCCGTAGCCATTGGTTCGGTTGCCCCTGCGTTTCTTTTTGTCTTTCGTACGTCCCCAAGCAGAGTACTTGAAGTCTACGGCGGTATCTAGGTCGCCAGGGGCTACATCACTTTCATCCATCACGACAACCTTTGTAGTTCTCGGGCCAAGTACCACGCTGCTTTTTGTAGGTCTTCAATAGATCCTATTTTATCGGTACATCGACCACAAAGGTCCGATAAAAACAGATAACGAATGCTGTTCGATAGGAGACTAGAAGGCATTGCGTCCACTACGGCCTGTATTTTGGATTCCAACTCTCGTTTCTCTTTATTCGTCCTACAGTCGCACGGGATACCCCCCACGTCGTAGCTAACTGAACCTCGGACTTTCCCGACACTCGTATGGTGTCTACTGAGGCCCATGCCAACTTCGCCGCTGGATTTCGTATCCCGTTGTAGTCCGTTTTGTGTTGGATCATTCTTTGGTGATTCGCTTTCCTTGATTCGTACTTTAGATTTGAAATCCGATTGTCCTGTCGAATCCCGTTCAGATGAGACGACTCCTGATTCTCTAGGCATGGACCCACCCAAGTCTCTAACACCATCCTGTGAACGTATCGGCACTTCACCTTGTTGGTTTTGCAAGTATGTTGTAGGTCTCTTATGGGGGGGAATGTCAGGGTCATGTATCCGTTCTTTAACATCACCTGCTTCCGAACACGCAGTGTTTCTGCGTTCATCACCTTCCCCATATTTGACACCCAATATCTCCGATCCAAGGGATAGATCCTCCAACGTTCCATTTTTTAATCTCCGAGTAATCTCCCTTTTAATATACCAGAGAGATTTCTGTAAATCAAGTACTGGATCGGAGTGTTTATACGGACTTCTATACAAATATTTCACAGCATTCCCCAGATTGAAACTCATGTGCTCGACCACATCGATGCACTCCACACCAGAAGGATGGGCGTTGTAGTGCTTGGGATGATCCACCACATTGCACGGGGCTACATATCCTAGTTGTTTTTTATCTACATGACTCATAGTTGTTATCCCTACTCATACCCCTTCGGCCACACGGTTCCAGTCGGGCCGGTGGGTTGAGATCCACGCCAAAACGTCCACCGTCACAGGCTCTCCCTGGGGGACGTAGGACCCGACATAATAGGTCTCTAGGACAGCCCGAACGAAGTCCAACGCCAATGACCGCCAGATGACGGATGCCTCAGTGGCCTCGTCGGGATCGCCAAAATCCTCGTCGATCCTGCCCAGCAGGTAGTCTACCGTGTCGTCTGCGATCCACTTGACGTGCTCCTCCTCAATTTCCTTTGGCACATACGCCTGCACCTGCACTGTCTCCGGGAATGTGTTCACCCCGTCGAGATACGCCTCGATGGCTGCGTCTGCGTCGCGATGGACCAGCCGATCCGCGTCCAGAGGCGGGCACGCGAACATCTTATTGCATCTCATCAGCCGCCTCAACACGCGCCGGACATGCGCTAGGATTTTCTCGCACTCGGCGGCGTCCCCGGCGGCGTCCCCGGCGGCGCCCCTGGCGGCGGCCCCGGCGGCGTCCCTGGCGGCGTCCCAGGAGGCGTCCCAGGCGGCGACAAGTTCCTCCACCGTAGCTTGCCCGTGCGCATGCCGCCTCGCTACCCGAACGGCATCCCAACTCCGCGGGTCAGGCTCGCGCCCAGCAGATCGCTCACGATCAAGCGCCCGCTTCGCACACCAACACGCGATCAGTCGCAGCTCGCGCGTGGGGATGATCTCCTCACGCAACACTACCCAAAGACGATCCTGTGGTTCAACGTTCTCCAACGAGAGGACCTCCAATGGCGTCATGCTCTTACGACCGCCGAAAGCGTCCACCACCCGCTTGCGTTTCCAGTCTGGACACGGCGACCACGACATCACCCGATCCACCGTGATGCTGCGAAGTTGCTTCATACCCCGACCTTAAGTAAATCCACCCCCTTGGGACAAATGATGTTCTCAATAGATTGCATTCATTACCCCTAGTCCGGCATCTTTCTTCTGGGATGTTTCGCCATCTCATCCGCGATGGATCGTATACGCAGACCAATGTTTTGGCCCTTAAAACACCCAACAGTAGTTTCCCGGAGCATGGCGTAGAAAGCTACCGTAGCAGGGGCTAGGATGTCCTGCGCACGCAGTACAAACACCAGTTCATCGTCAGGGATGTCCCCGTGCTCAAACGTAACCTTGCCGTATTTTTCTTCTCTTGCCATTACGACACCTACCCAACCTGCACAACGGTGATGCGCCGAAAATACCTCATGCCTCGATCATCATCTTCTCATGCAAGAACGCATCCACCAGTGCCCACGCAGCCACCAGCTACTCGGCATAGCAGCCGATACACAACCTTACTTTCGCTGTCGTTCATGCTGATGGTCTCTCTGACTACCTAAGATCCATCATCGTCGCAGTTCTCATTCATGCTTCGACCTCCTTCCCGACGGGGTAGCGGGACGAAAACACCGCGGTCAATTTCATACCTCAATCCCCACTTCCCCATCTCTTAGAGGTACGTATTGGATAGGCTTCATCAGCCATCCATATGCAAACCAACGCTCCGTGCAGCGTGCGCACAAGGACACGCAAGCAAATGATGTCGCTCTTACAAGTCTCGTGTCTGGCCACACGGCGCCACACAACCGTCCATCCTCACCTTCCCCTTCACATTGACTGTTCATGCCCAGATTTCATTCTGATTTGTAGTCTTGTACAGTCGGAAACCTACAACGATTACATAAGTGAATAACGCGATCGCCATTTGTGTGTTCCTCCGCGAGTCTATCTCTGTCCGAAAGCTGCTTTGTCGTTGGCTCCGATACATACTCAAAGTATTCTCCGTTACCCAGGTCCACGCGGGTAATCTCTTGTCTCGGATCTCCACAACAATAACACAACAGATCGTAAAAGCGTCTACCAGTCGCTACTCTGTCCTCCCCACGACGAAAACGACTCATACCTTTATCTTCTTTCCCTTCTTCTTCGGATTACAGACCACGCCCTTACCCTACACCCAATTACCTTGAGCATCTTGCACTATGTATGCTACGACCCGCATCCATCGGCGAAGAAATTCCAAAACTTTTTATTCGCCGCGGATAGATTTTCCTGCATCTCCTTAAGACCCCACTCCTTTGATTGTTCATCCTGCGCTTTAGTCATTGCCTCGTGCGCAAACCTTGTACGTGTCGCCTTGGCGTACTCAGTTGTGTATTCAGCAGTATTTATGGCGGCCCACGCACTCAATATCTTCTTTCTGACGGTCTTCGGTAGTTTGCCGAGATCAATATGGAAACTATACTGCCCATTGCCTTCTCCATCCCCGCCCCCAGAATCACTGGCGAACCACTTTATAGTGCTCCAGGGATATCTACAGGATGCTTTACGATAATTGAACCCCTTGACTGTCCTGCATATCATCACGCCTCTGGCATAGTTACCGTCGATGCTAACACTTGAAATCGTCACTCCTACTTTAACAAGCGCGGCAACGATATAAGCACTCGAAGTAGAATTGGGTTTCGACTTTGGTTTTAATTTGGGTTTCATTCTGTGGTCCATTCCCCGTCGTCGGATCGCTTGAAGTCCCCAAAGGCGTGAGGGGCTTCTTGCTGCATGATCTGGGCTACTTCATCGAATACCAATCGGATCTCCTCCTCCGCAGCCAAAGAAGTTCGCATGGCAATCACATGACGCAGCGTGCGGATATTGGCAGACCAACCTATGTTCGTAGCCAATCCAATAGGCGCAATCCTCCGCATCGCGCTGGTAACTTCTTTCTTTTTGGCAAACGGTTTACCAGGATCGTCTAATCCGAAGTGCTCCGCCATCTGCTTTTGCAGTTTCTCCAAGTGCTCGAATGTATCCTTGAACAGATCAACCATCTCAGGGTCATCTCGTATGCAGTCCGGCAACCACTGTCCAAGGTCTTCCAATCGCACGTAGCGTAAAGACTCCTGAGATATAGCACAGCCCACACGATGGCGCACAAGCTCATGCGTAAAGACTCTGGACACATCACAGAACATGAACGAATAGCAAGCGTGTTCCAACACGGACTCATGTTTGACCTTAAGGATGTTGGCCAGGTAGTCCGCAATGCCTTCACGGACCTTGGTGACATTCGGGTTGAGACCAGCACCGAAACTGCGGTAACAACCCCTGGCCATGATCTCAATCAGGCGTTCTCCCTCTGCTGCATCAGTCTTCCATGCTGAAGCCCCAATGTGGCTCAGATATGCAGCTAGCCCGTCTTCGATTACTGCGGGCTTGGCGATCAAATAGACCTTCGGTGTTACGTTATGCATCGTAGTAGGTTATTCCTTATTCTTTTGGGCTAAGTATGGCGACGTGCCAGTAGTCCCTCTACACTTGTAGATGCCTATAGCTAGATGCTACCATGCCATCTATTAGATGTCAACCATATTTGGGGGTGACTTAGCCTTCTAGTATGTCTGGCATAACTTCGTCGGCACGACTATGTAGCTTTGCGCGAAAACACTTTGCTACTATGAGAAGCGCGTTCATTTTGTCAGTGCCATCCCCCGTGGCGTCGTATTTCTCGTAGAGTGCCCGCGCCTTTTCTATCGCGTTGGTAACATCCCAAAGCGCAGCCTCCTGTAAGGAAACCATGCTTCGCTTCTGCGGATCATGTTTGAGTAGCTTCTTCGCTCGTTCATATGCCAATTTTCCTTGCTTAGACACTTCGTAACCCCTCCTTACATCTTGAGCATGCCGGGCAAACAATCCTCATTGCGATCTAATAGATGTCAACTGTGATATCGCTGTCCTTTTGGGCAAGTCTGTGTTTGGTGGTCTCGCAGTAGTCTTTGTCGATGTCGAAACCTATACAGGGTACGCCTAGTTTTTGACACGCCAAGGCTGTAGACCCAATCCCCATGAAGGGGTCCAGAACCAGTTTCGTGCGTTCGACTCCGTGAAGACGGATACACATCTCCGGTAGCCTCGCGGGAAAACTCGCCGGGTGAGGTCGGTCGGTCTTCCGTTCTTTGATGGTCGGGTAGGGAATGAACCAGTTGTTACCCCTACACCGCACGTCCCCATGTTTGCCCCTGGTCCCGCGCTTCAAGTTGGACTTGTCCGTATACGGCACTCCAACAGCCAGTCGATCCAAAGGGACATTACCTGTCTTGGTAAGGTGAAAGATGTACTCGTGACAGTCATTCAAGTATCTTGGACTGTTGATGGGCTTGAAGTGTCCCGTAGACAAAGGCGGCTTACGCGCATACTCGGAGTCTGGATCGTCTTCTATTGTGATGGACTTGATCCAATGAATGACGTTCTGCAACTTAAACCTTTTTCCAGCCGTCACAATATCCAATACTCTAAACGGAAATCCTGGATCTTGGGGTCGGGACCCAAGATTCAAAAACACTGAGCCTTCTTGCTCCAACACACGCAGAGTATTTCTCGTCCACCTATCCATAAAGACCCCATACGAAACAGCAGGAAGCGCGTCCTTGTACACCCCATAAGAAATTCCAATGTTGTATGGAGGCGATGTAACTACTACCGACACAGACTCCGTTGGAATCTTGGACATACCAATCAGGCAGTCCTCATTGCGAATGCTAATATGACCACCTGCGGGATTACTCATCCTGATGTGTCTTCATCTGCGTCCTGATTTCGTCTTTTGCGCAGTACAGCTTTGTCCAAGCGGTTATCCAGTAATGGGGGTCGAAAGTGTCTCGGAATACGGGCATGCCATTTCCCCACCGACAAAGAAATTTAGCCACCTCAGAGTCATCAACCCCCAAGTCCAGCAAATGTTTGCTAGTTAACAGGGGGCCAATCGGTTGGTACTCTTCAAACACCACTAGTTCTACGTCGGTGTTTTCCCCAATACGAGACAACACATCCTTCACGTCCCTCCAAACTAGACCTCCTAAGCCAGATCCGATTCTCGGTAGTCCGATCCGGTCCACACCAGAATCCAAAGCCTGTTTTGTCATCAGAGTTACTGACTGTTCTATCGCCGACAACTCTGCATGTGGACCGGGTGTCAACTGAGTCCCAAGGTTGTAAACAGCTACCTCCGGGTGTCGTGGTAAGACCCTAGCTCCCCAACTAAAAACACTTCCTAACTTGAACTCCCTCTTATGGCATACCTCTTGGTATGCCTGATACATTCCCGGAAACCGAGCACGAAACTCTACCGCAACTCCTGCCCTCATGTATCCAGAACAGTTGCAACCATGAGCCCAAGCCCGTAAACCTGGGTAGAAAAACAAATCGCCTGTTACAAACTTGGTAGACATTATATGGCGTACCTATTGCTGAAGTTCAATGGTTACAGGGTGCTTGGAAACGTTACAAACCCTCGCACTTTACCAGCACAACGGAGTGTTCATGCACCCCGTCGGACCAACGTACAGTACGAATGTCAGCAGCATCCATTACTACCTGCCTTTCCGAACGGTTTGAATTACGATCCGTATTCTACGGATAGAAAGTCCGTAGTCCCTCGCCAAAGACGTGACAGACTCCCCACCTCGATAGCGATCCCTGATGACTTGAACTACTCGCCTGGAAGTCATCGTCACAGGACTCAAAGACACTCCACACGAAATCACAGCGTCGTAAACTTTGCGAGCATGCGGCATAAAGAGGTCCTACGATTTATTGGGTGGAGGCATCTGCGTAGATGGTCCTAACTATTTCTAGCTCCCATAGGGTGTTAGACACCTTAGCTGGCTTCGTGTAAACACAAGAGTCTACAAACTGGTTGTACTTGAACCACTTTCTCCTCGCAAGTACATCGCGTGGCTCAATGGGATCCCGGATCACAAGTATCGACAGTTGTATGGACTCTTTCATCAAACTACAGGTACACCCGTCATAAACCCCTAAAGGTAGACTACTCTCTTAGCTAGTCCTGCCAAGATGAAACCACACCATTCTCAATGTAGACGTAGTGGTCGTTATACACGTTGTAGTTGACACTACTGTTGCCGGCTGGCCAGTAGGTAGTGCCGTACACCCTGAAGACCAATTGTTTGTGTACGCCCCAAGGGCCTATCGACTTGTTTATGTCATGGGGTCTGCCCCAAGATAAGTAAAGCCACGACTCCGGCATCCCGAGTTGGATCTTTTCATTCAAAGCCAACTTGAACCAATGCTCTTCATCGGTGGACAGTCTATAGGCAACCCGAGTGTCAAACGTCAATATGGCGTCCTGCTCAGGAAAATAAACAAACGCCCGAAATATCCCGCTAGTATCCGTACAGAAATACAACAGAGATTCGCCTACCGTGTTCTTGATGGTTAGAGGCGGGTACCCAACTAAACCCAGAGGACCCCATCCCACCACCTCTGCGGGATCATTGCTGGCTACCCAACCAGCAGGAGAAAGCAACCGGCCCCGCACCCCCACGGGGTCCACATTCAGTCGATGCGTCACGCAGCCCTGAAGAAGAAATGCCCAGAAACCCATCGCTGGAGCTAATAGATTTATCATGGGACTATTGTACCAGAAGACCTAATAGATGCAAAGAAGAAAATCTAATAGATGTATCAGATGATAACGGCGGGATGTTTCTAGGTAGTTTCCTCTTCTGCTTTCTGTTTGAATTCTCCACAGGTTTGATTCGCTGGGGTTTCGGGAAAAAGATTCCCGGCATGTGTACTTTCAGGCAGACATCTTGCGGTTTCTCGTGAGCTTATTCCGCGGGTTGGGGGGTATCGTCGGCACACACCAAAGTGTATCCCTTCCCCTTGCACCCAGGTTTCCGCGATACCCATCCAATGATAACAGTATTTACATATCGTTTTATTTTGTTCACCCATTGGTTATTTCACTCTCTTTTCACGGTGTCAACAAATTTGGGACGCGCTACTCAAAAGACACGGTGTGCGTAGGATTTTTGAATTGGTATGCAACCATTGAGACGCACGTAGAAACACCGTCTTTCTCTTGAACCAAGTTTGTATTTCAGGTGACGCCTCCGCGACAAGTTTCTTCAAACAATCCAGACAGGTGTAGTCTGGACTCCCGGCTATGCCCACATGCGTTACCTTTGACCACGGTATTGTGATAGACAGATTGTGTACCTTCGTCCGAGACCAGTCCGTCAGGTCTGTTTGAATGAAAGGGTTGCCGTCGGGTAGGCATCTGTGAGAGTCACATCGGCCTTCGTTTCTATTATTCCAGCTTGATCCATGAGGCTGGACCCATACGAACTTACCTGTTTTGCGCCAGTGAACGAAACTTACCCAAGTTCCGCAGTCCACTTCATCGCACCGCCAGGGTTCCTGTATGGTGTCAACTGCGTTCTCCAGGTCTGAGTGGTAGTCCACGTTCCACAGCTCTGTACACCCAGACCTGTTGATCGCTGGTAACAGTTTCTCATGGGACATGACAACTTTTACTCGTCTCTCCGCGGTGTCCCGACGCACAACCTCCCCCATGATCCGGTCGAAGTGCGGCTTCATCCTGTCTACCAAAAAGTGAGTCCCAACAGCACAAGCAAAAACGTCCAGGTCAATGGAAAGGTACAGACTAGACATAGTTCTCATAGCCAATGGTTATGTTTCATTACAGTGCCTTGCACGCTTTTGGGCCACCGAACACATGCCCGCGGGTAGGCCATCCGGGTGTTACTTTCGTCTTTATGGGCTCATTCCCGCGAAAGGAGACTCTCATCGTGTGCCCCGATGCCAACGCCACTCGGGCGTCGTAACTCGGGGCTCCTTGTTCTTTGGCGTCGCGAACAACACCCATCGCCCAACGTATGGCTGCCTGTTGGGTAGGTGCACAAGTTTTGTCCATTTTATGACCCCATCATCAATGGTCTGTGCTTCAAGAAAGGTTTGTGGGCCGTTAGCCTATTTGGTGACACTCTTGGTCGTGTTCACATGTATCGCAGCAGCGAGGCGGGGTACCTACGTAGACCTCACACGGCGGAGGAATCTCGCGGTCCCATTCACCAGGATTACAAACACACCCAGGCGGAACTACCATCGCCTGAAATATGCAATGGTCACTCTCTAACAGGCCACAGTGAATACAGGTTCTACTCATTGAATGCTACCTAGAGTTACTTCTTACACGCTGAACCAAATTAGCTACATGCTTGGCACCAGCATTAGCTTCTGCAAGATCCCTGGAAAGACTCCTATCAAAAACTGCTTTGCTCACTACGGTCCCACATTTTGTGGAATGCCCGCTACCAACTACGTATTCGCCAGTTAGTAGTCTTGCGTATACTGTGGGTATATCCCAATTTGGGGTGGTGATTTCTTCGTAAAACTCTGTGGTGTCTCGTATGTCCTTTAAGTCGTCCCAGAACACTACTGTGTCCTGTGATCCATCAAGTCTTTTACCATTCTTTCCAAGACCCAAAACCGTTCGTTCTTTGTTCATTTTATGGCTCCACCTATCCTATGTTTTAGTCTTTCCAAAAGGCGTACCTCAAATCGTTAGGGATCAGTCCATGAACTGCGGCTAACAATCTGACAGCTTCATCCGCATCACTTACCTGACCGATAGTAGATCCTCTGGCAAAACCTCCACAATTCCACTCTGGATGCGACTTGCTTCGCAAACTCCACGTTCCAGGTCTCCCGTTACCGAACGACGCGCCGTCGTCTTCTGGCGGTTCTTTACCACATGCATCTAAAAACTTCCGCAACGCTCGTTCGCTTTGGGTTTCTCCCTTGACGGATGGTTTGATGGATGGTTTGATGGATGGTTTGATGGATGGTTTGATGGATGGTCTGCTTTCGGTAAGTAATCTACGATGCATAGTTTGGAGTAACCTGTACATTGTTTGGAGTAACCTGTCTATTGCTCGGTAGATGTTTACCCTAGCTTGGTCTTCATAATTATGGATGAAGTGACCAGTCAAGAAGATCCTAGGTCGAGTTAGCATAGCTAAAAGCAACCTGGACCTGTTAGTTACAAACTCAAATTCTGGAACCCAATTATATTCTTCTCTGATCTTTGAGTCGTAAACATTAAATTCATTGATGGGAGCTGCCAAGATAGACAAATCAATGTCCACCCCAAGTCGTATGTCAAAATCCACGGTATCATCCAAAGGTTTGTGATCTGTGGCCTCGATGATATTTTGTATTAGTTTTAGTTGACACAGAGTTAGATTAGATCCATCCAGGTCTTGCAATGCTAAGGCCGCACTTGCCACCTCGTTATCGGTTCTGTCAAAATCATAGACCGCATCGTGATACCACAGAGCAAGCTCTAGGCAATCTGGATGAATAGCCAAATAATTCACCTTGTCAAATGCACCTAAACAATACGTGATGTGATTGAAATCGTGATATCTCCTGTGGGGTTCAGAATAACGATTCTTTAGATCCTGATACTTACACCTTGCGTCCCCTCTACCACCTACCCTCGTCCAGAGATCAATGAACCTATTTAGTGGTATCACGGGGAATCTTCAGTGCTTCGAGGGTACTGCGAACAATATGAAATGGCGTAGGCCCATCTTCGCTATCTCCATACATCTTTAGGAGCATTTCTCGGGCCTCTTTCTCGTCATTGCAGTCTTCCCAAAATTCTCCTGGATACGGTATCCCTTCAGTCTTTTTGTAAATTGCCCACCTGAAAACCTTTCGCCCAAACGTATTCTTGACCATCTGGTTCTCTCCTATGACAACAAGGTCAACTGACCTCATAACACCCACGACATATCCAATTTCCGTGACCCCATTATATCAGAGGATCTAATAGATGGAAAGAGAAAAATCTAATAGATGGAAGATGGTAAGGTGGCGAACAGAGACAGGTCAGCCCCGTCTGAAGCTTACAGATGGGGCTACATACCAACCAGAAGGATCTAGTCTTTCATCTCGCCAAACGTCTTCACCGGGTCTGGTGTGGGCGTAGAACAACTTACCACCAATGTAAAACCTCGCTGGGTGATCCGCCGGTACTCCGCCGTGCGTGCGCCATAACCAAATGTGAAACCAAGGCAAAACAACCCAAGGAAACCTCAAAGTCCAGTCAGCCCTCTCAGTCCAAGGATTTGAATTAGACCACGAAAACGGTCTGCGTAAAGGACCCCAAACAAAACCAACTTGAAAGCCATATGTAGGACGTTGCGTAATCTGCCACGCAGCAGGACTACGAATCATGGAGAAACCATCAGGAGAACACTGCAAGAGAAGACAATTGGACATGAAGAAAGAATAATCTAATAGATGGGGGAAGGAAAGGGAAAACTAATGTCTAATAGATGAAGGAAGATGGAAGGGGAAAAATAGAATGGGATGGGGGAGGATGCAGAACATATAACAGCAACAAACATTCCACAAATTTTGCAATCCCCCTGGCATATAGTATGCCGATATATGGCATACAGTATGCTAGTAGCCTCGCCCTCGCCCTCGCCCACGGCCTCGCCCTCGCCCTCGCCCACGGCCTCGCCCACGGCCTCGCCCACGGCCTCGCCCACGGCCTTGGCTCCGGCTCCGGCTCCGGCTCCGGCTCCGCTCACGCTCACGCTCACGCTCACGCTCACGCTCACGCTCACGCTCATTGCTCTTGCTATTGTTATTCAGCATATCGTTTACTCTCCCATTACGTTATGCCGATTACATATCCCGTATTCCCCTGCTAAGTCCTTATATGTCAACCTATTACCTGCGCACACAATCCCGCAGTCTCCTCATGTAGTCCTACGCTCCCGCTTTCGATTTCGTGCGCGTAAGTCTTTATATATCAATACGTTGCTCGCAATATTTATTTTCCAGTATTTATCGGTTGCTATATCGTAGTTCATACTCTATAATAGGGGCATGTCAATCAGCACCAAACCCAGGGTACTAACGCATGTCTCGCCGGGCGGCCGGCGCATCATGTCATGCGTAGTAGGTAACACATGGCGTCATAGGCGGGTTTTGCCCACGCCCACCAACAAGGAACAAAAGGTAACAAATGGAAAGCATAAAGGTTAGTGCGTCGACCGTTACGTCTCTGGCGGAGTTTCTGGATGGAATCATCATCGCCGGATCACCACAGGAAAAGCGTTTGGCTATCTACGTTCGAGGCAGACTCGCCGGGGTCATCGAGTCGGCCCGCTCCGCTTGCAGTCTGAAACCTGAGCAAGTTGTAGTCTGAAAAATGAGCATGAAAATCAAAAACATAGGTGCTTACGTTCAAGCCCGCCAGGCGGGCCTATCGCCCGCGAAGTCCCGTACCCTTGCTTATGGTGAGGCCATGGTAGTGATCGACCGACCGATCCTAGAGACCAGGCGCACACACCTAGGCCCCGTCCCGCGCGGTAAACGGCGCACGATTATCGTCCGACCATAGGTCTACTCGGCCTACGCTCCGCTGGAGCATAGGCCAAGGCGACATAGCCTTGAACGGCCTTCGGTGCCGGCCATAAACGTCCCCCTGGCGGATAACCAGGAACGTAGGTACCTACTCTGCCCACGGGGGCAGACACAAATATCGACTAGCGGCTAAGCCGCCCGATTATCATGTTCCGCTAACCGTCTATGGACGGTCAAGGACATACTCGCCAGGCGCTATACGTTGATCGCCCTATCTTCGATACTATCAATACGATATGTAAGGTATGGGATCGAAGATCAATGAAAAAATGGATTACAGCCCATAATGCGCATGTCGATATGGATCACCTTACCATAACGAGGTAAGGGCCTGACAAACAGGATACGCGGATAAGTCGACCATGGGCAAGGCAGTCTCCTAGATTCCCGTAGTCCGGTCTAGCATGATAAGACGGGTAAGTTAGGTACGCGAATCCGATTGAAGTAGACTGGTGTTCTGTGCTTGCGCTGTTCGCGCTTGCTCTTGCGCTTGCGCTTGCGCTTGCGCTTGCGCTTGCGCTTGCGCTTGCGCTTGCGCTTGCGCTTGCGCTGTTCGCGCTTGCGCTGTTCGCGCTTGTGTGTTTTTGTTTGCAGTCTACTTCAATCACATCCCCATGAGCTTTTCGCATACGTGGGGAACCTGTCGATTATCATCCCCTGGCTCCGTACCCTTAAACATACACGGGGGAAGCCTCGGGTAGAAACCGGGAGACCGTAGGGTTTCCCGGACGATGCGCGGTCAACCTACCGTAGAAGGATATCTACGGAGATTGAGAGACCGCATGTTTGAAGTCGCCAAGATCACACGTTCCGAGGTTGCCGCCAGGTTCTTCGAGAACCTGGGCGGAGTCGTCAACTTCTCCGGGACCTTTTACGACAGCATCGTGCTGTCGGGGAAGGTCGGAGCTTCGACCGCAGGGAAAGCCTTGCGAGAGAATACCTCCCTGGAAACCATCACGGCGGGGAGTGTCGGGGCCGTCACGGCCTCGGCGAAGAACGCCGAAGGTACGAAGCTGTCGAAGAAGCTCCCCGGTACCGCGGCCAGCGCCGCATGCCGGAAGCTCCGTGAGGAACTGGATAACCAGTTCGCCATCGAGACCGAGACCGTCGAAGCCTAGAAACCCGACCGCGCATCGTCCAGGAAGCCCTACATCATAATGAAGGGAGGTAAGGATGATCGGAAAGTACCAAGCCCGTAGACACGGACGGCGTGTCCGGGCGGACCGCGATGCTGGCAAGAGTCCAGCAGACGGCCACATCATGATGACGTGGAACCATCGGCCGTCCACGTCCCTGAGAAATACTCTGCGGAGAGTACTTATCACAGAACTCTGTAAGATCCCCGAGAACGCCATGTTGGAAGGTGGCGCAATCCGTGCCGGGGATGTGTTGTTAGAGCCTACAGACGCATTCCCCGCGGGCATCTGGCCGTGGTGGAAATACGCTCTACCTACCATGAAATGGGTAGATGGGGCCCTGGTTCTGTCCAAGGTAACAGAATCCATGATGCCCGTAATCGAATGGGCATCCATGAGCTTTGGTGCGCGGATGTCCGTGGTAGCGCCGTGGATGCGCTTCCCCAAAGATCGGAAACATGCTCCAATAGTGATATAGGATGCTCCCGGAACACGATGATACATCGGGAGCATGCTCCCGGAGCACGGGAGCATCTGGGAGCATGCTCCCTAAATCCATAGATGCTCCTACACTATGGATGCCCAAGTGTATCGTTTCGCTACATCTGTAGCGTTTTAGAGGGGGTTCCTCGAAACGCTACAGATGTACCGAAACTGTACGGAGGATCAATGGAGGAGCCCAGTTACGACATTCTCTCAGTTGAGAACGGTTTGATCCTTACCTTATGGTATCCGTGGGGTAAGGTGATACGGACTTGGCCCATATCCTGAGACCTTCCTACTCCCAGAGGGTCTCTGGTATCCTACTATGGGGAGACTTACCCCTGAACTCCTGGAGGCGTTCTTACTACTAGGTGATCGCCATTGAGGCGTCCAGTATGAAGTCCAGTTCGATTCTGGATCGGGGGACCAGCCTTGAGCCTACTTGCTCCCCAGTAGGTTCTCTGTACCACAATGGGGAGCACCACGGCCGGGGCTGAGGGAATGATAGCTCCCTCAGTCTAGGAGGAATCTGGTTCAATTCCAGATCGGCCGACCAACCTACGCTAAAGAAGTGGGTTAGACTCCCACCTAGCGTCATGGGGTCAGTGAAGAAGCGGGTTAGACTCCCGCCCACCAAACCCCGTAGGGCCGAGATAGACGGCCTTGGTCAACCCAACCTTCGAGGTCGGGATCTATCTTCTTTACGGCCGAGAGCACGGGACTTGTGTATCCGTGTGTCTGGGTAGTCAGGTTCAAATCCTGATCGGCCGACCAGCTATGGCTCGCAGAACGAGTTCCATGATACATAACAACTAACAACCGACCCCATGCAGGGGTCGTTCTGGAGGTACCATGCTCGTCACCGTCAAGTCCGCCATATCCAGTGGTTGTTGCAAGGAGATGGTGATGGCGTTTGCCAAGCTCATCGGCCGGGTGGAAGCGACCACAGCCGAGATACCGGCCCTGGCCCGCAAGGCAGGTGGAGAGTGGTTGGGCCGAGTGGCCTGCTACGCACCCGGCATCGCGTTATCCGACCGGGTGTCCCTAGCCCGAGAGGCGGGCGGGAAGTGGCTGGGCCAAATGGCCCGCTACACGCCTGGCCTCACGCCGGCCGACCGGGAAGCCCTAGCCCACGAGGTTGGGTGGTAGTGAACCAGTTCGAGCTGCACGTCCTAGCCCCGGCCGCCCGCCAGCGGTCGGGGATCTACCGTGGCGGGGCTGTGTTCGCCGACTGATCGGGCGGGACAACCACCCCACGCGAGACAGAGGAGATGAGCTATGAAGAATTATAGCTGGCAATGCGATAGCGATCACTGTGAATCGGAGGATGGGACGGTGAGACATCTAGTCGGGTCCGGTGTATTCTGCACGAGATGCGCGCAGCGGCGGATTAGGCTATCTTTTTCCCCTGAGGTAGAAAAAGAGAGTCAAGATGCGGCGCGAAATAACGCTATGACAGAGGAAGAAAACTCGGACAGATACTTTGACGACCTAAAAGACAAGGAGAGAAAGATCATGGACCCATTCACAGAAGACCATTTGCGGTGTTGGATAGCCGGCCATCGTCACCCTGACGAGGACGAGGAGCTGTTGTTCGAGAGGATAGCTAGCATCGTGGCTGACGATCCCAGGTGCCTAGAGGACGGCTGGGCGCGAATAGCGGACGAAGCCAGGAGGATGACTAGGCGCGAGTAGCGCGCGAAGCCAAAGAGAAATAATATGAAAAACTACTGCCACTACACCAACTTTGGTGTCTCCATGAGGCCCTGGGAGGCCGACAACGATGGGTTCCTCATGACCCGCGAGGACTTCGAGTCCTTGCCGAAGTCTTCCTGGACCGCCAGTGAGGCATGGGTCTTTGACCAGAACGAACGGATCGACGCTTAGCGGGGAGATGAGTAATCCCCCCGACCGCGTTAGAGAGAGCCCAATGTACAAAATATCTAGGTGCACGTACTGTGGTAGTTTCCTAGTCTGGGAGGATGGGAGAAATCCCATTCAGCCCCATGAATACCACCCGCACTTTCGCGACAAGAAAAACGCGATAAAGTACGCGAAGGAACAAGAGCTATGTAGGGCAACAATGGATTGCGGACCTACTATGGGGAATACTTCCCTACCCCTGGACAGAGACCAGGACGAACTAAAATCGTCTATGGTCCCCAACCCCAAGCGCCTCTGCCTCTCAACAGAGACACTTGGGACTTCGGCTGAGAACACGGGGATGATAGCCTCCGTGCATCTGGGTAGCTCCGTTCAAATCGGAGCCGGCCGACCAAAAGTGTTTCTGAGAGGGCTACATAACTCTCTTGGGAACGCCTCGAGGGCCGCGACCGTTGCAGGCCGACCCCTGTGGTTGAAGGGTGGCGTGGCGGACCGCCTGAAACCTCCAGGCTACCTGCAAGCCTGGAGGTATCCGCCTTTGCTTTAACCCAACCAGACCGCGAGCAAGGGCGGATCGTTGGTGTCCAGAGATTCCGTATCCCCGCGTAGTTAGATGGAGGTTGCGGAGGCAACCTCGAAGGAGGCATGGAATGAGGCTGCACCCCCACATATAGTGGGGGAAGATACACCCGCCTAAAGAGGCGGATGATTAAAGGCTTATAGGGAGTTGGCCACGGTTCAACCGCCGAGATGGTTGCTGTGAAATTGGTTTGACGAACAGCATACCAAAAACCCAACAGAGGCCGCGAAAGCTGCCGATGAAGCGATACAACGGTTTAGGTAGTCCTTAATAGTCGGCCAAAAGTAGCATGCTAATGACAGTCTGGCCAACTCCCGTTTATTATAGGCGGCTAGCTCAATTGGCTAGAGCACCAGCATTACAAGCTGGGGGTTGAAGGTTCAAGTCCTTCGTCGCCTACCAACCATTGAGGAGTGCTATGGACAACCTAACGGGAGATGATCGAGATGACCATACGGGAGATGATCGAGATGGCACAAACCTGGATAGATTGCGAAGGGGTCCTAGGGCGAACCGATGCCCTAGACACATCGATGTCTGAGACCGACGCGTTGGCGGCGGCAAGTCCAGCCTATCGTTCGTGGTGGGTAGACCACCGGCGGAACATGCCGTACGAGGTATTCGTCCTCCTAGCCTCGGACAAGAACCACAACATCAGAACTGCGGTCGCTAACCGGAAGGACCTACCGGGTGATTTGCTCACCCGTCTCGCGAATGATGATAGCTGCTACGTACGTTCGGCTATCCACCATCGACAAACCTACCAACGGCGGAGTCCCCCGGCCTCCAAGACGCTTTAGCTTCAGCCGGGATCTTGCCACTAGCTACCGCAAAGGGTACACGCATGGACGTTTTACGCATGAAAGACCGCAACGAGGCTCGGAAACATGCCCTACTCGCAGAGTTAAAAGACGCGGAGCTAGCCCTGAAAAAAGCCGTGTTGTACGGGGAATACGCCCGCGCCATGGCAAATCTGTTGGACGACGCGGGCTCTCTCGACGACGCGACCGAAGCCACAATCAGAGAGTCCGCTGCACATCACCGTGTGGCACGAGTCCAAGAGGCCCTTAGGGATCCATAGAAGTATCTTCTGGACCTGGTGTTTGTAGCTTCCTCGGCAGTCTCCCAGAAATTCTGGTGGGTGCTGTTTCCTTCGGCTGAACAACTAGGGGTATAGGGGTTTCCTTGGGTATTAGTCCCAAGGACACAGCTTTGGAGACAAGGTTCTTTGCTTCCACCAGAAGCCTTGAGGTTTGCGTATGGGGGACGGTGTTGAGCCATTTATCCACCGTCTCCGAGTACAGATTCCCACCATTGGGAAGGGTGTGCTCTGCGAAGACTACAATGCCGTTGCGCACCAGACGGGACTCCCCTACAGGGGTACGCTCTCTCGGGGGCAACCGTATCCATGAGAAGTCCGCCCCAGATGGACGGCTACTACAAACATCCGACAGCTTGCACAGGGCGGAGTTCAGAGTTACTACATCGTCTCGAAGGGTCATAGTAGGTCTCCTCTGACCCACAACATACCAGAGATTCGGAATAAAGAAACCTGGAAGCCTCTTTTGAACGGAGATTAACAATGAAAAAATCCAACACCAATCAGGACTGCCCAAGCATCTTGAGAAGGGTAAAGTTCGCAAAGGCGAACGACAAGATGTTTGCTTGCAAGTTATCGAGAGGAGAGGTTAGGTGGTTTCCAACGGCTAAGCTCGCGCGAACTGCCGCGCGGCAGGAAATAACTCGTAGGTGGAAAGAAGAAAGCATTGGTTCGTCGGCATGGGCCGAAGACTCCAAAGGCAACCACTACGAATATGCCCTCAAACTTGGGCCTCGTGGGGGGACCACGATAACACGGACGAAGAAGTCAGGGGCCTTGAGATAAACTTGTAACAAGAGAGGACATGTATGAAGTATCTACCGAAAGCAGAAAACATCGCTCGCGACGTAGTGGTCCCGTTGGAGGAAGTTTCTGATTTCCCCGAGTCGGGGAACCCCGTGGTTTCTCTGCTGGTACGCATCGAGGATGCATATGCCTCAATGCTAGAAAACAGAGATCCCCGAGACCCTTACGGAAGTGGCCGTAGAGACCGTTACGATGAAGATATCGACGACTTCGTAGAGATGGGTCGTCCTGCACGAGACTCGATGGAGACGCTCCAGAGGCTAAGTGTACTCATGGCTACCGCTGCGCTTGCATGCGACGGTAACGTCAGACAACGTGCCGGAGAGCTGGACCCAGACCCGTATGCCTACGAGGTCATCAGGGCCGAGAACTGTAGGGTCGGCCTACCGACAACCTTCAAGCTCGTCATGAATGACCTCCAAAGAGACTGGCAACGGAGGAAATACCGCACACCGATCTTCGTCCTCCCATTCGTGGACTACGAATTCAACTTTCAGACTCACCACAAGTTCCTGAATACCATCGATAGGTTCTTGGGGAAGAACCTCCGAGCGGTAATCATTACAGAGGGTCCGTTGATCCAAGCTGCGGGTCGTAGGAAGTGGGAAACCATGACCGAAGAAGAGTTCGTCACGTTCGTTCGGGACGGAGACTACGACTCGTAGGTCAATGGACCAGGACTACACATGGTGCGGCCATAGGCTGTTACCTGGCGACCCGATATGCAGAAACTTTCGGACTAGAGAAGAACACTGTCTGGACTGTTGCCGCGTCGTTTGCGGAGGGGGTTCATCGCAGAGACCACTGCTCGATGAAATCAAGTATCTGAGGAAAGAGTTAGAACAATTGAAAGAACGGCAGCCTGAAAAGACAGTCCAGATGGTTCCCCTATACATCCAAGAAAGTAAAGTGGTCCGGCCCTCAAGGAAACAAGAAAGTAAAGTGGTCCAGCCCTTGAATGAGCTAGGAAACAACAACTCTCTAAATAAGAAAACTGATAAACCGCTCCCAGTAGGGAGACGGTATCACATCTCGTTGGAGAAGGAAGAGTGATGAAAAAGGAAAACGTTGTGCTTGGCCATGTGTATGCCGTTCGGGTTGGCCGGGACATCCGACCCGTCAAACTAGAGGGGACACACTACCTCTGTGGCTGGGTCGGTAGGAATCTCCAGACTGGCCGGCAGATTCGAGTCAAGACCGCAGCCAGGTTGCGGTATGACCTTGAGGGAATTCAATGAGTGGTGGTCACTTCGATTACGACCAGTACAAGATAGGCGAAATCGCCCGCGAGATAGAGCGTCTGATCACCCACAATAACGGGCGGTATTCCGACGAAACCATCGAGAGATTCCGGGAAGGCGTGAAATTTCTCAGGCAGGCAGAAATCTACGCCCAAAGAATCGACTGGTTAGTATCTGGAGACGATAGCCAAGAGTCTTTCCACGAAAGGCTTCGGAAAGAGTTTATTGGGGCGGGACCTGACAAAAGAGCAAGCCCGGTGGCGTGTCCTGGATCTCATGTGGCAACTACCAATCTACAGTTCCTGAAGGAAAGTTAACCCGCCGCTAAACCACGCGGCACTACGAAAGGCATTACCATGGAAACCAAAAAGCGTACGATCACGTTGACAGACCGCGCACCCGTAAAGATCCAAGAAGAGGAGTGGCCCATCATAGCTCATGGGCAACACAAGGATTTCGATGGTCAGTACGAGTTCCAGTCGAATCGCACGACCGAGCTGAACATCCGAGTGCGGCGGCATGAAGACGGCCGAGTAATTGTTTACGGCGTGTACTCGTACTCTACAAACTGGCAGGGAGAAAACGGCCACACAGCCCGCACAGGGTATGTGATCGACGACCGAGAGACCCTGATCGAGAGCATCAAGCAAGTGGGGTCCGACCTTGAAACCCGAGGGGTGGACAACGAGGTCGTTAGGATAGTGGTGGATGCTTGCATCGCGGACTTGCCGGCAGAGGACCTGTGAACACCGCTTACGTATCTTTCATGGAAGGGCTTGAACCTGTGTTCGATGAAACTTTCCTCCGGCGGAAAGACATCGTTCGCCGGGTCCATCAGGTGTGTGAGATCAACCAAGACATGCGAAAAGCAATGGTTGATCTTTGCATGATGGACTACATAAGTCCAGGTCTCGCACTAGACCTGACGAATGCGTACTTACGTGGAAACTTGTATCAAATGCTACAAACAAAGAGGAAGGCTTCATGTCTGTAAACCACGGGAGATGCAAATGATCGAACTGATCCTTATCCGAGGTCTCCCCGGATCGGGAAAAAGCACGAAGGCCAAAGAACTGGCCCTGAAAATGGGTGCGGTTCATATCGAGACGGATATGTTCTGGTCCCCCCTACACGGTTCTGATTCCCCCAAACTTTCCAAGGCTCGTGCGTGGTGTCGAAGACAGACGGACAACTGGTTGCGGCGGGGTAAGTCCGTGATCGTCTCAAATACGTTCGTCCAAATGTGGGAGATGCAGCCATACCTGGACCTGGCCACCAAACACGAGGTACCCGTCACCGTACTCGTGGCCAACGGGAAGTACCAAAATATCCACGGAGCCCCGGACGAAAAGATCGCGGAAATGAAGACCCGATGGGAGCCATTTCAACAGAGGTAAATATGAAAGATTTCAGTGTTGACGACATAGTTCGCCTGTTGAAGACCGCTCGCCCTACCATAACCAAAGAAAATGTGAGGGCCACCTTGAATGGGACCGACAGACGCCTATGGCTATTGTTGTACCTACGGATCGACGCAGCGCTATACGAGTCGAATAACTCGTGTTCCAAATGTCAAGAATACCCCTGTGCGGAATGTAATCGGTGTTCGTGCGGAGAGCCTGCCTTCGTAGGGGACCAAGAAATACAGGAACTCTACGAATTCATTTGTCGTGTAGCTCCCGCCCAGAAATTGTACATCCCCACATGCAAAGTTTGTGGGGACACTGATGAATTAACCCCTACGTGTCCCCCAATCAAGTGCGGGTTATGGCTAGGAACCCTAGATAGGGATAGGTGCGAGGGGGAAATCATCTACGTCCCTGCCGGGCAAGAAAGACTACCTTGGGATAGAAACCGCAAAACGGAGGAGCCATGAAGGAAGCCGTTTTTGACAAAAACTGAGGAGGTTCTAATGGATCGTTTCTTCGTCAAAGAATTAGATAAATGGCCTGGTCCGGGTACGATCTACCGAATCTGCGAACGTCAAGGAACTATGATTCTTGCCGTGATTCCAACTACCGACTACGACGACAAATCATTGGCAGAGTGCGTTGCTACAAAGATGAATCGAGAGGCCACGGGATAACCGCGTTTCAAAAGAACCCAAAGATGCGTAGATCCAGATCCCCCTATTGGCTCGAAGCCCGGTTCGACGGACAGTGTATGCACAAGGAGTGTACACAAAAGATCAAACGTGGGGAGAGATGTTTCTACTATCCCGATTCAAAAACCATTTACGCTTCTGCGTGTGGACATGCAGAGGAGGCCAGTAAAGATTTCTCATCCATGACGTTCGACGAAACTTCGGGAGCATTCTAACCTAGTTCAAGGACGAATCGAGAGAATAAATGAAGCCTGCAAAATACCATCTGACATCCGTTGTAGTTCGGGATGTCCTTGGAGTACCTCACGCATTTGCCGTTGTAGGAATCAAGTCGAAGAGGTGTCTTTCAGATGTCAAAATCGTGTTGACAATGGAGCATCGGATGGAGCTAGACCGAGCGGCAAAGAATTCTGGATTCCCCGACGGGAAAGACGGCATTGCTTGGTGTACCAAAGTGTTTCAGATCCGAGACCGTAGATACGACGGCGGCCTCGAAGTGTCAGTCGAACCATCAAAGTACTTCAACAATGGCGAGACTCTGGCCGTAGAAGTTTCCGACATGATCCACAGGTTTCCCTCCCAACTTACAGTGGGGGGACCGCTCAATGAAGCCCCGATACCAGGGCTGTGTTGGGGGGATGTCACGTTTATCCAAGCGGTCCAGGCAGCACACAATTTGACTGGTAAAATGGACGATAATTCAAGAGCTTGCTGATGCACGCACCAAAATATTCCATCACGTCCGTCATAGTACGAGATTGCCTTGGGACCCCTCGGGCATTTGCCGTTGTAGGCATCCGTTCACGGGGGCTACTCACAGATGTAAAGATCATCCTCACCATGGAAGAAAGAGTCGCCCTCAACAGAGCTGTAAAAGCGTGCCGACACCCAGGTGGAAAAGACGGCGTAGCACGGTGCGCTGTCTATAAGATACAGGACAAGAGACACGAAGGTAGGCCAGAGGCCTACGTTGAGAAACTAAAATACTTCTCAAGCACCGAGACTCTAGCTCTCGACGTATGTAGCATCATCGAAATGCTACCAGAACAGCTTGTGGATGGGGATCTCCACAACATTAAACCCCTACAAGGATTGACATGGGGAGACGTGGTGCTCATACGCGCCGTCCTCGCAGCTCACAATCTTACATTACAAGCGTATCGAAACGCCATCAGGGCGGCTGAAACTTTCATAAACTAGGAGACTTCGATGAACTGGAAAACCAAACTAGCCCTCGCAGGTGCAGTCGCGGGGAAGAAGAACCAATGGACTAACTACCTGTGGATCAGCAACGGGTTTCTTTACGCCACGGATCTTGAGACGTGGGTGAAAATCTCCGTGGACATCGAAGGTTCATGGGCTCTGCCACAAAACGTGGCGAAGTTTCTAAAGCCTAAAAGTACGCTGATAGTCTACGGGGGAAAACTACTCATCGAGACTCTTGGGATCACACTACCAGCTCCTCTTGAGGTCGTCCAAATGGATGCCACTCCCGTCTGGCCAGAAGTTTCTGAGTCTAAGAAGATAAAACTACGCATGACCCACCTGGGTAACGCCGTGAGATTTCCTGCCAAGGAACCATCGCGATACGCCCTCCAAGGAATTGCCGTAGACCTGAATACCGGAGGGGTAGCCAGTACGGATGGTAAGCACCTGTTTATGTCAAAGGACTTCCAAGATCCTACGACAATCATTCCCGCACAGGTAGGTAAACTAGCAATAAAGTACGGATTGGATGAGCTACAGCTTATCACCAAGTCCGTCACAGAAAATGATAAGGTAGTAACTACCACTGTGGGACTGTGTGTTTCGGCTACTGGAGTCCAATTGCAAACCCGTTGTTTAGACGGGGAATTCCCTGATGTTCACAGAGTTGTGCCTACCCAATTTAAGATCCAGGGAACTGTAACAGACGCGGCTCAAGTAAGTAAGGTGCTGGCCGACCTGAAAAAACACCCTAGTTTCTCATCGTCTAATGGGAACCCCACCGGGGAACTATTCATTACCCCGGAAGGGGCTAAGATACGCGGGGGTGAACTACCCGAACGACCCATCGTGATTGCCCAGTTGCCCGAGATGACAACTGCGACTGGGCGAATCCTCGCGGCGTATAACCTCAACTTTCTCATAGACATTCTGGACATCGGGGGGTCCATGGATATTGAATTCAACAATTCAGATGGCCCATTGGTGTTTAAGGGTTCGGATTCCGTGGCCGTCATTATGCCCGTAAACATGCAAGCTGGGACCTACACCTGGAGTCTAGTGAATCTCCCCCCTAGTCGCACCCACGAATGTGGTGACAAACGGTGGGTCGATCCCTTCGATACTATGAGCTACTTGGCAGAAGAAAGGTCATGGGCCAACAATCAGCTTAAACAAAAACTACAAGACGCGAATACCACTTGGTGTACCCAATGCGACAAAGCTCCAAAATTGACCGTGGAGTTCCGAGATGAAAACATGAAGCTCTCCGAAGCATCCATGGACGTGATTAGCAAATCGTGCGACGGGGACCTAGACTTCATCGAAGCCTACCTACACATGATCGGTGAGGAAACCCTATGAGAGAAGTGATTACCTATGCCCACGCATACATCTCAGGCTACACAAACCTCTGCATGGATTGTTGTGAGGACCCCGACACCCTGGAGTTTCTACCAGCCTTGGGACCTGTGAGTCATGGGGTTCATCAAGGATCGTGCGACATCTGCGACGAAAAAAACTGCAATATCAAGGAATAAGAAAGGAAAATGTCATGGCCAAGATCATTGGCTTTCGTGATCTCGTAAAGGAACGCATGGAGATCATGCACTGGATGGCCGTGTGGACCGTGATTCTTCAGACGGAAAAACCGGCTGAAGATAGCCGGCGCAGAGAAGACATCCACCAAGTACTCCGGCAACTCCGCAGTCGCCTGAAAGCTATCAAGGCTACAGAGGCGTACTAACCATGAAGAAGTACACCCTTTCTCTGGCAGCGTCGTTTACCCACCAGCCTGAGCACCCCGAACGAACCGCTACGAAGTCCCTGCCTCTAAGTAGCAGTATGGATGTGGTGTATCAGGTCTGGCCAAACCGCAAGTCGATGGCCAAAACCATCCGAATGCAACAACAACGAGAGCCCCGCGGGGGCGACTGGTACTCAGTCGTATCCCTCAGCGATGGGGAGGGCTACTGATGAGGGACAATATCATCAGCAGCTAAAGGGCCGGTTGAAAGTATTGATAGGACATAGGAGGTATTAATGGAAGCAAGCCTGACAACTCAAACCATAGGAAACTACCCCGATGGGTCAGTAAAACACATAATCATAGCCTTAAAGTTGGGGGTCCTCAAAGTGAACCTCACTATGGATCAACCTACCGCCATAAGGTTGGCAAGGTCGCTGCTAGACACCCCCAACTGCGACTACCGAATCCCCAACACGGGGGAGTACGTAGTGACTGCGGATCTATTCGCTCCTCTACTATCAAGAGATCGATTCGGGGATCACAAAGAATACATCCATGTCACGGGGAGGTCCTTCACGGACCCTGAGGTGCCGTGATGAAATATACCATCGCTAACAGATTACGTGCAGGAGCCAAGGTCATCGTCATTCAAGACCCTGATGAGGTCCTGACTCTGCAAGTTGTAGAGAGCGTGATGACCGCCTTCAGCGCCGGTAAAGGGGAGCTAAAGACCATCTCGGGGTCTAACCCCAACATCCTTGACGCCCTACAAGACCTGGAAACCAAAAGCGGCTTCCTCATTACCCTTGACCTGCTACTACTGTTCGGTGCTAACCCGATGGTATGTAGACTAATACGTCAAGTGTCATTGAGTCAAAAGGATAGTCCATCTAGGCTAGTGATGATTGAACAACCAGGGACGGTCATCCCTCCTGGGATCATCGGAGATGTGGAAATAGTTCGCCCTGAATTACCGGGATTCCCGGAGATGATGGCCGAACTAACCAGTTTCCGGGAGGCTGTAGGAGATCAGAGTACCGAAGATGCTCCGGCCTACGGAGCTTTGGGGCTACCTCGACATGAGGCGGCAAGATTGTTTGCACGTTCGTGGATCGAGAAGACAACACTTGACCCCATATGGATTGGTAATGAGAAGGCTCGTAGGGTCACGGACAGACTGCAAGGGGCCTTGCAGTTTATCCCGACTACCACAGCGTCCGTAGGAGGGTCAAAAGCACTAATACGATGGACAGATTCTCGGGGTAAGGCATTCAACAACCCCAAAGCCCGCGAGGCCGGACTACCAGAACCGCGTGGGGTTTTGATTCTAGGACCTCCGGGAACCGGCAAATCGCTTACGTCCAAGTTCATTGCGTATTCTTGGGGGCTGCCTTTGTTACGTCTGGACGCAGGGAGATTGTTTGGTTCCTTGGTGGGACAGTCCGAGTCGCAAACTCGGATGACTATTGACGCGGCTGAAGCATGCGCACCATGCGTCCTGTGGATAGACGAACTAGAGAAAGCCTTCGGCTCTCAAGGTGGGTTGGACGGAGGGACATCTTCCCGAGTGATCGGTTCGATTCTCACTTGGTTGCAGGATAAAATCAAACCCGTGTTCGTCGTTGCTACAGCAAACGACGTAAGTAAACTTCGTCCTGAGCTACTACGCAAAGGGAGATTCGACGAGATATTCTATGTCGGACTACCAAGCGAACCAGATCGAACAGAAATCTTCAAAGTCCATCTGGCAAAACGAAACCTGTCTATAGATAGTATCCGTTTGGCTACGGCATCTGGGGGATTCTCAGGCGCAGAGATTGAACAGGTCGTAATTGACGGCATGTTCACCGCGTTCGCCCGTGGGGATAAGGCTACCGAGACAGACGTACTGGCCGCAATCCATAAGACTGTCCCCCTATCCAAGACCATGAGCACTGAGATCAAGGCCCTTGAGGACTGGGCTCGTGGGCGGACAGTGAGTGCTTCTGATACAAAATTTGAACCTGCAACCATCGGCCGGAAAACTCTGGTCGGCTGAGAGGAAAGACATGGCGTGCTACACACGAATAGTCATTCTTGAAAACACCCGAACGAATCAAGAAGCCCGAAGGCTCTTAGGACTACCTCTTGAGGGATCGTTGTCAGTTGACGACGCGCGAAGAGTACGGATAGAAGCCGGAGTACTGAAAGCCAGAACGGCCCTACTCACCTTGGCTCCCGGAGCTTTTATCGTGCGCGATGGAAACAAGCTAACAGTACAGGTGTCCCAGTGATTCCATGCCCCATAGAACACTGTGACGGCCTCGTCCTTTGGGATGGTGACGATGGAGACATGGTATGTAACTCGTGTTGCACACTGTTTCGCGCCGTCGGCACCACCGAACATACATACTTGGAGAAAATCCTATGAAGAAATTCGTAATCGAGTTTTCAGGAGATGGTGAAGCTACGATTCGTTTGCCCGAAGGCGTCACCAAAAAGGTGGACGCGGATCGTTTGGCGGACTTGACCCTGGCCCTGGCCAAAACACTAGGGACAGTAAAAGAAAGACACATTGCCGGAGTAGATCACCACCACGGAGAGGGGACACACATCCATGCGTAAGCATATTCATTTTTGTCCTACGAAACACACCACATATCAACCACGGATCAAGGAGTTCAAGTGTCCCAAGTGCAGAGCCAAAGCTGGGGACTTTTGGACCTATGGGGCGCCCAAAGGTTCATACGAACACTGTGTCGCTCTACACGATGACGATAAAGTAGTCTGTTTCATGTGTAGATACGAAACAACTGGGAGAGCTTTTGCCAAAACTGTCCAGACGGGGAAGTCGTTGGTAGTATGCCCCACCTGTAAAGGCAAAGGGGCCGTAAAAAAGAAGTAACGGTTACTATAACAGAAGGGAAATAAATGTACATTGGCCATCTGTCTATCTCGTTCAAACACGAGAGTGAGAAGAACCGCCCCAAGGATCTGGGGTTGGACATCATCAAGTCCGAAAAGATCATTCGAGGGTTGGGTACTCATTTCATCAATGCTGACAGTGCGTCGGTAGTGAAGGATCGTCAGGCAGAAGACGCCCGTATTCGGAAGGAGTTTCGGGAGAGGTTCGTCTCTGGACCTATCCCCGGAACCTTCATTCTCAATCGCAGCGGAGACGGTACCAAACTCCTTTCGGAGTTGGCCACGCGGGAAGATGTTCGAGTCACCGTAACGGAGTTCGTCATCGAATCCGAAGTCCCCGTGGACGTAGCAGACTGGGTGGATCGAATCAAGAATCAACTCGGTCGGCTTCCTCTTGGAAGAGCCAAAGACCTTTCAATGAGGGGGCTAGAAATGCTTGATAACTTGGCCAACTGCCCGGTACTTGCCAAGGAAACCCGCGAGGCACTTCAGGAACTGATCGGGGGCGCGCAACTTCAGCAGATTGATCGCTTGGAGGTACAACGAAGGGTCTCCACGTTAGATGTGAAGATCGACATGGGCCAAGTTGTGCGGCGGAAAATCCAACTATCAGGGCCTGAAATCCAAACCGCCGGAATCACTCCTCGCCGTGGCGTGATGGTCTGATGTACCCTAACAAAAGGAGTCTTGCTTGAACCTTGTACGTCTTAGAGATATTCTTTGCGCAGCGAAAGACGACCCCATGACTAGAGCTTACGCAGATAAGCTACTCCGCATTGTGGAAGAACATGAGGCGGAGGTAGAACCACAAGAAGAAAAAGTGTACGAGTTGTTCCAAGGACTGTCGTGCCCCCCCCCAACCTAGTAGCCGTGTTGCAAGAAATTGTTAAGCGCGGTTGGGGAACAGCGACCCCGCGTGTTCTACAGGAGGCCAAACGTGCTTTGAAGCTGGACACCACGTCCACAGAGGACAAACTAGAACTCGCACAGTTGATCGGGCTCATAGAACTTCGAGGGCCAGAAACCATTACCATCCCTCGGGCGACCTACTTAGCAATGCAGGATGGTTTAGAGTCCCTCCAAAATAAAGTGGCGTCTTTACTGGCTGAAGTCGGAGAACTACGGGAGAAATTACGTGTCGCTTTGGGCTCACCAGAAAGACGCAATAACCCTCGGGATTCATAGGGGCTCCGCGGGGATATTCCATCCCCCAGGCTCAGGCAAAAGCCGGATCATCTGCGAAATCTTGAAGCAACTAGGCAGAGAAGCCTACCCCGTTTTGATCCTTACGGTTGTAGAACAATACGAAGTGTGGCCTGTAGAGATGCAAAAGTGGCTACCTGGTGTGCGAGTACGCACAGCGGTAGCGGTTAGCGCAAAGAAGCGTGCCCATGAAGTGACTCTCTGTGCAGGGGTATGCGTAATCAACTATGAGAGCTTCTATGCTTCTCGTGGGATGATTGCATCCCGAGGATTCAAAACCGTCGTTCTTGACGAGGCGTGGAGAATATCAAATCCCGCGGCGAAGACTACTCAAGCCGTACAAACCTACATGGAAGACGCCAAACACAGGTTTGTGTTGTCCCCTTGGCCCACACGAAAGGCCCTGAAGGATGTGTTCTCCCTGGTCAGATTCGTGGACCTGGGGGAATCGTTGGGGAAGAGTTCGAGTGGGTTCAATCACACTTACATGATCCCACATCCAGCGGGGTTCGGCTGGCTGGTTCGGTCAGGAGCCGACAAAGAAGTTGCTAGAAAGATTTCGTCCTGCTGCTCCATTGCCCACGACCAAGACATCAAGGGATACACAGGAGTCCCCGATCCTGTGTACTCTACGATCTCAGTCAAGCTACGAGACGAAGATAAAGAGAGGTACGATCTCATCGTTGATGAATGGCAGAGTGGAGAAGAAGAAATATTAGGGGCTGGGGTCAAGTACCTTCGGACTCTCCAAGCATCAAGTGGTGTGTTCGAGGGACAGTTCGATCCAGGATTCCCAAAGACCAGGGAACTCGTGAATCAGATAAAGCTCATAGGAGACGACGAAAAGATCATCGTCTATGGTTGGTTCCGCCCAGAAATCTTTGGACTGTCGGAGGTAATAACCGCCGAGACGGGGCGGCCGGTGATGATCGCTGTAGGTGGAATGACTGAGAGCATGGGCAAGCTACTTCAGAGATGGCGCGAGACCACAGGTGCAGTACTCGTTTGTCAAAGTGCGAAGACCGCCGGGTGGCATGCCCACGAGGCGCGCCATTGTTTCTTCCACTCACAACCACCTACTGCCATGCAACGGTTTCAAGCCATCCGTAGACTATCCAGACCGCCACAAAAACGAATCGTCAGGGTAGTAGACCTCGTGTCCCGAGAGACCCTTGATCGCGACGTACTTGATGGCCTAAAGACACAACGCGACTTCATGGACACTTTTAGACGGCTCGTCGGACAACGACAAAACCGCTAGCTTTTTTCTTGCGTCTATTAGACCTGAGGAGTATATTAGAAGCCCTGAGAGACTTGCTCTCTCGGGACAGAAGGGATCACATTTGACTACTGAAGTAGCTATCTCGCATGGCGAGACGCATAGTAGTGTTACGGCGTTTCGTACCTGCCCGAAGAGTGGTTGGTTCAAATATCGAGCGATGGACTACGGCATCAAACCCGAAGCACCGTCCCAAGCGTTACTCATTGGTTCTGCGTATCACGCAGCCATGAAGTGGGTAGGTAATAACTGGGAGCACGTAAAGAAGGACCCAGTAGAGGTATCGCGAGGAATACGAAGCGTTGCCGAAACATTTATCGAGAGCATTCCCATCGATATGATGTCCATAGCTGAAGAACACGCCTTTGGATTGGCCTGTTGTCACGCCGAAAAACTTCTCTCCCTACCTACATGGAAGTTCTTAGAGGTGGAGAAGTCCTTTCAGCTACCTGCGGGGGGACGGGTTTTCTCCGGGCAGATAGACGGAATCGTCGAACTCGACGGACGCAGACTACTGCTAGAACACAAGACTAAAGCCAACATCCCCAGCAATCTCCTGGACCTTCTCCCAGTTGACGGACAACTCATGCGCTACTGGTTCGCAATGGCCCACGAGAGCCTTGACGGGGTTCTCTACACTGTGGCGAGAAAGAGTCAGATCCGCAGGAAGAAGGAAACACTCAAGCAACCTGAAGAAACCATTGACGAATTCGTAGGTCGTCTTCGGTCTGAGTACAAGGAAGCTGGAGCAACGGCGGTAACACACACTGAGTTTGTGATCGACAACGATGACGTGCGGGAGTGCATGAGGAGCACAGTCCAAACCATTGACCTCATCGCGCACTACGACAAAATATCTCGATACCCCAAACACGAACACGCCTGTGAAGGCAAGTACGGTCCGTGCGAGTTCTTTGGGCCATGCCAAAAAACGCACTGGGATGGATCACAATTGCCAGCGGGCTTCTTGAAAAAGACCGCCAAACATGAAGAGATAGAGGAAAGGATGGACGATTGAGCGTTATTCCACGAGAGCCCATTAAACTAGGGGTAGACCCTAACAAAGCTATCCTAGGGATCATGGGGTTGCCAGGGGTCGGCAAAACTACGTTGGCTTGTTCTGGAGTTCCTGGGACATTGCTACTAGCAGTTGAACAACGATACGGCACGATCCCCGGCGTTATTCCTGTAGACATTTTCAAGTACCAAGACCTCAAGGATGTTCTCGAAGAACTGCCAGGTCGCAAGGACATCACTCGCGTAGTAATCGACACCGCTGGAAAACTTCAGAAGGTGTTTGAAGACTATGTGTGTGAAACCATGAAGTTGGAGTCTATCGGCGACGACATTCAGGGTAGAGGTTGGTCCCTGATGAACGCTCTTATCGACCGTTGGTTCATGGGGTTGAAACAAACTGGCCGACAGATCGTACTCCTGTGTCATACCCAAATCGTAAAACGCAAGGTGTCCAACGGCAGCATCGAAAGACAAGAGCCGGAAGTCCCAAAGCACATCCGAATCTGGATGCAGCAGGAATGCACGGCGATCCTGTACCTAGAGACACTTATCAACCCATCTACCCAGGAAACAGAGAGATACATAATCTCTGGAGGTCGCGAAGACTTGGCAACAAAGGGAGCGTGGTTGCCCACGGCAAAGCTACCGCCCAAGTTCAAGATTCCATCCCCAACACAGGGACAAGTGATCCCTCCTGGATGGCCATATGTCCATAAGTACTTGACAATGGGTTTAGTTCCGGCTGCGGTATCCCCACCCAAGGTGGCTGCTGGGCCATCTGTTCAGAAGGCACCTAGCCCTGTTCAAAAGGCGCCTAGCAAGATAGACGGTAAGTCGTGACGCTCATCATGGGTATAGACCCTGGAGCTTGCACCGGCCTAGCTTATGTTATTGATGGACATGTTGAAAGTTTGCAGCTTCGTACAATCAACCAGTTACATGACATACCAGAGGTGATATTAGGGGAAGATAATTACTGGCATTATCGTGATGGTTGGGCCGTGAGTGTGTTCATCGAGCGCGCCTGCATCCGAGGAAGCGCGTCGGGTACATCTCGCAGCGCCCTGCACGTAGCTGAAATTTCCGCGTGCTTTCTGGGCGTGTGCCTTGGCTGGGGAGCTACCGCAGAACTCATACCCGTGATGAAGTGGAAGCGGAACACCCCGAAAGCCATTATGCATAAGCGTCTGTTGAAAAGGATGGACGTAACCAAACATATACCGCCCAAGGAATTAGCGAAGATTGGGTCTGGTAAACCTTCTAAGTGGGAGAATGCCCTAGACGCTTGCGGTCTGGCGCTTTGGGGCTACAAACAACTGACCGAAAGGGAAGACAAGGAGTAAGTTGTGGCTGAACAGCACGATGCTATGAAGTTGCTTGCGGAGATCGAGGCGCAGATCATGGACGCCAAGCCCACCGATGGAAAGTTCACTTTCCCAGACGGGAAATACCAAGGAACTTTCCAAGGCACTTCTGCTCTTGAAGTAAAGGAATGGAAAGTGGACATCGACGGGTCTGGTCGCAAGCAAGCGATTCCGGTGCCTGTGTTTCGCATGAAGTTTCTTCTCAGGGCCGGTCCAGGCGGGCGGGCGTATGTCAACCGCACCTACCACCACAAGATGTCGTTGAACAAGTTCGGGAAGAAGAACGACAACGGCGACGTGATGGACTTCGCAAACTACAAGAACATCCTCAAACAGCTCGGGTTGCCAGATGATCTCAAGGTCAGCACGCTGATCCAGGAGATTGGGCCTCAAGGGGATAAACGCGGGTTCATCGAGGCTCACGGTCTCAAGTCCCTACCTACGGTGAAGTTCGAGTTGAAGACCGTACCGGCCAAAGTAGAGGGTAAGCAAGACAACCAGTACTTCAACATCTTGGCCCTGGTAGACGAGAGTGAAGTCGGACAGCTTGACGATGTGTCGAGTGACCTCCCTCTATCGGATGACGACATCTCGTTTGATGCTTTCGACGCGGCCGTACCTGCCGAACAAACGGTTGTTGTCGAGCCCTCCGCACTACCCGAAGAGTCGGTGTTGACAGAAGATGATCCTCAGATCGCTGATGACTTCTCTTTGGAGGAACACGATCAACTCGAAGGTGGAGACGTGGGGTTGGATACTGCTCCTCCTTACCCCCTGCCGGAAGCCATCAAGGCTGCGAGTCTGGAGGATGTGACAGAGTTCTTGTCCAGTTTGCCGGCCTTTGTGGAAGGCTCGTTGGAAGGAGTTGAAGAAGCTGGAATCAGAGAAGTCGCCAAGGTTGCATCCTGCGTACTTCATGACCAGAACCTTGAGATGGGTGTCAGATCCGCAAAGCTAGTCGTAAAGGCTTTTGGTATCAGTACAAAGGAAGCATCGACCTTGGCGAAAGTGAAAATCGCTTTGGGCCAGAAACTATTGACTACCGCCTAAACCGAGCGGCGTCGGGATGCGGGCGGCTGAAATAAGTCTCTTCCCTTCTTGACTTACGAAGGTCGCCCGCATTCTGTTTTAGCTGTAGGATACTACCTACCACCAAGTTACATGAAAACCACACGAAAAACACTGTAATGTACCTAGAATATTGTTAACCTAACTTTATTTATTTATTTATTTATTTATTTATATAGATATATATATATATAAGTATATAAGTAAGTATAGAACTTTTTCAGGAATAGATACAGAAATGTTAGGAGATTGTTAGGTGTCTGTGGCTGAAGTTATTCGTACGGCCAGGGTTAGGCTTGGGTTGTCGGTTGTAGACATGGCCCAAAGGGCTGATGTGCCTATGCCGCTACTGATGTCTGTAGAGAGTGGAAAGGCTACACCTACAGATACTTATGAGCTTTCGGCCGCTATGTCTGTAAAGTGCAGATTTCTTTTCAGTCCTGCGGAGCTTGTTGTTTTAGACGGGGTAGCTCAAACATCCGTCGGCCTTCGTGATATCAGGAAGCTCGCTGGACTCACTCAGAGGGCTCTGGCAGACAAGTTGGGTGTCACCCAAGCCTCTGTGTCCATCTGGGAGTCTGGAGGCTCTCCAACCCCCTCAGATCGCGTCAAGGAGGCCATCAACATAGCGGCCTCAATACTGGGCATTCCAGTAACAGAGGTAATCCAGTCTGCTCAACGACAGGCGGGCACCAACAGGTCTGCCAGAATCACAGTGGCTCCATCTGCTTTGGTGGATGGCACCGCGATCATTCACACCAAGGTATCAGTAGGCGTTCGTGTAGTCGTTGGAGGTAGGTGTGTTCTCCTACGAGGGTGTTCTATCCGCAGAGATTCCGTCCTTGGCGAACGAGTAACCGTAGGAGAGGGCGCACGAGTTGGTAGAAACGTCACCATAGGAGACGGGTCTCAAATCGGAGCCGGAGCTATCATTCGATCTAGGTCTAACTTGCCGCCAGGTACTCAAGTACCTCCAGGTGAGATTGTGAGAATCGATGGATGACTTGGTTGTTTCCAAACTGGACACACTACTTGCACAGGTTGCCGACCTATCGGAATACCTGAAGACACATCTAGGTGATAAGCGATCCATTCGCCCCGTGCCGCGATTGGCTGTACGTCTCTCCCCAGAACAGGTCCGTGCGGCCCGAACTGTGTTGCAGATGGACCAGCAGTCATTCGCAGAAGTGTTAGGAATTCACCACGCGAGCACAGTTAGCAGATGGGAGCGACGTAACGGGGCTTGCAAAATCAATAAGGTGTACTCCAACACAATACTGACGTTGGTCCGAGAAAAACTTACGGAGGAAGACCTTCCCACAGGAGCATCCGATAAAGCTGTAGTTGATTACTTGGAGTCGGTACTCGTAGATTACAAAGGCGACGACTAACGATGCCCGGCGCCCGACATGCAATGATCTCCAGGATCTTCACAACAAGGATGCATAAGGAACTTTGGACTGAACCTGAGTTGGCTATCTACCTTCGCTTGACCCCGACGTTCTTGCACTACCTTCTGTTGAACCTCACCTGCCCTACTTCTTTAGTTACACCTGCCACGGTGATACAGCGATGTAGGCGGGATGACTTCGACCGCGAAACCAGAGACCTAGCCTTCGATACTTTCTGTGAAAATGATAACGAATCCTGGCATACGGTGGATCAATTCCCGCGAGGGGAAGGCAAACAACCACAGATGACCCCCTACCACATGCAGGCGTTCTTGGGTATTAAGAACTCGAATTACAAGTTACCAGACACAGCAACAACACAGATAAAACAAAAACAACTAAGTAAATTTAACAATCCCGCAGGTTTCTCTGGTGCTACAGGTAGGAACCAGCTTCCCTTTGTGATATCTGCTGTGTTAGAAGCGTTCCAAGTTTTATCCCCACCCCTACGAGACGTAGATGTATTAGAGTTCCTTCGACTGTGCCCATCTAGGAGCCCCGAATATGGCATCCTCTAACAAGTGGGACCTTCTGCGAAAGAGACTATCAGAAGTCCCAACAGTCGATGTCCTACAATTCTTTGGGATCGAATCGACACAGGCCAACAGAGAACTAAAGATCAAATGTCATAGCCCCGAAAATCACAGCAACGGGGACGCGAACCCATCTCTGGCCATCAGTCCCTCCACAGGGAAGTGGTTTTGTTTTGTGTGTAAATCAGGTGGTCCAGACTTGACGTCTCTCATCATCAAAAAGTTTCCTCGCAGATCCCCAAGATCCATTTTGGAAGACGCTTGCCATCAGTTTATCCACCCTGTGGTCTCGGACGACGCAGTAGACGAGTGCCACAAACGATTGATGAATACCCAAGATGGAGAGGTGTTCCGAAAGGCTCTTCAAGATCGTAGAGGATTATCTGAAGCTGTACTCAAAACCTTCCGACTCGGGGTAGATGACTCTCGTAGGATTACGATCCCTGTCATGGGTCCTTATGGACTTCACCAAGACATGCGCAGATGGGATGCTTTTCGTTTTGACCCCTCGGGTCCTAAGTTTCTTGCGTGGGCAGGCGGATTTGGAAAACCGAGCGCCGGTAAGTGGTGGCCCGTCGATCCAACAGGTATGTCTCCTACAATCTTCGAGGGAGAACCCGACACTATTCTCGGCAGGTCTTTAGGACTTGATGGAGTCACGATCATCAGCGGGGTATCTCAATTCGACAAACTAGACAGTTCTCGCTGGCGCATATTCACAGGGAAGTCAGTCACCGTCATCCCAGACACAGACAAAGCCGGTCAATCGGCATTAGCAGTTATCTTGAGAGAGCTTGCCAAGGCCGGAGTGGCGAAGATCAAAGTAGTTGTGCCACAAAAACCGAGTAAGGACTTCACCGAATGGGTGATGGCGAAGTCGGTTTCAACAGTCCTCGCAACTATCGAACAGACTCCTTGGAGACGGTCTGATGAGGCCGCGGCACCTTCGCCCCCTGCCGCCCTCCGAGACATCACTCGCCCCGAAGCTGTAAACGTCCCTATCTCTTTTAATGGTCAAGTCTCCAGGGTAGCTATGCAACCTAGCTTGTTGCCCAAAAGATTCAAGGTGACATGCAAAGGAGACAAAGAATCCTTATGCCCATCCTGCCCGAACATGTCCAAAGGATGTGCGGGAGTCTACGAAGTACAACTTTCTGATGAGACTTACATTGACACCTTGGATCAACCGAACCCTGCGGTTATAAGGCGTCTCAAGATTCATGCTCGGGTTCCTGATGAGTGTAAGGTCTCTGTAGAAGTACTAGATCATTACGGCGCCCTGCATGCGGTCCTGATTCCTCATACGGGGAGAATTGACCGTAGCATCACGGATCATGTGACTCGTGACGTGGTGTACTGTGGGGACTTCTTGATGGCTGGGTCTGCGTCTAGGTTTCATGGGTATACCAGACCAGACCCAAAGACGCAGAAGGCCATCACAGTCATTACAAAAACGCAGGACAATGCGAGACCTTGGCAAAACTACAAGATCCCCCGTTACGAGGCAGACACCTTGGTCGCCTTGTTTGGTCGGAGAGACCCCTACGAGATGCTCAAATGGGTAGCATCCAAAGTATCCAAGTACTACACGAAGGTAGTAGGCAGGGACCTACTGCACATGGTCATCGACGTGACCTTACATTCGGCCTTGGAGATACCCATTGCCGGCCAGAACGAACCTGGATTCATGGACGTTGCCATCGTAGGTAATAGTTCGACTGGAAAAGGTCGCTCCGCAGAAGGAATCCTCAAAACGCTTGGTGCTGGAGAGATTGTATCTGGCAAGCGGGCTACTGTAGCCGGCCTCATTGGCGGGACTGTTCGACACCAACAGGGCTATGACGTAGCCATCGGAGTTTTCTCCCTTCGAGATGGGGAAGCTGTAGTCATCGACGAAGGTACAAAACCTGAAGTCTTCCGCGAAATGACCCGTGCTCGACGAGAAGGGTTAGCTGAGTTTACACAAGCAGGTATTAGCCATACAGCAAACGCCAGGTGCCGAAAAATATGGCTACTGAATGCCCCCCACCCCAAACACATGGGTAGTTACAGATTTGGTGCTGAGGTGCTGCGTGACTTGGTGGCCGCTGAAGAAGACGTAGCTCGTTGGGACCTTGCTGTGGGTGTGCTATCAGACGTGGACGAAAAACTCATCGACGCAGCTTCCCTACCCCTTACCGATGAACCTCCCATATCTCCGACCACATTGAGAGCCAGATTGTTTTGGGCCTGGAGTCGGAGGGTCCAAGATATTCACATCGACAAGAGCGCGCGTGACGCCATCAGCGAGTGTCTGTCAGACCTCATAAAAAGATACGAAACCTCCGCGGTAGGTCTGATTCAAAAGGGTAACACACATGTAAAGTTACGTAAGGGAGCTGTAGCTGTCGCCTTGGCAACATTCAGTACCGTGGACGGAGTAAATGTCTTGGTGTCAGACAAGCACGTTCAGGCGTATGCTCAAATCATCCGGGATGCTCTTGATGCTCCAGCCATGAGATTAGGGGAGATGGTCAGGGCTACCAAGGGAGTGGGCCAGATAGACGACATGCCAGCAGTCGTAAGCATCTTTAAACGCCTGCGAACCAAGTTGGCAGCTAGGCGTTTCTTACAAGCTAAACCTGGTCCGGCTATCTCTTGGGAAGCTCTGGTTCCTGAAAAGGAAAATCCACGAGAGACCATTCGATCCTTAATTCGATATGGAGCTTTGATCGACACCAAAGGAGAAGTTCAAGCCACCAAGGAACTGGGGGATTTCTTGCAGAAGCTACTCAAGTCCAATGGTTCGCCCTAAGTGTTTCGCGTGTCCGTTAGGAGAAGGTTGTCAGGGGATGGTTATCAATCCCCCTCTCTTGAGAAAACCAAAACTTGTTCTTATAGGTGAGGCCCCAGGAGAGACAGAGGACGAGACAGGCGCACCATTCACGGGACGAAGTGGGGAAATCCTAGATGAATGTCTGCGTGCCGTAGGATTATCTCGGCAGGACGTGGAGATAAAGAACTGTGTCCGTTGTAGACCTGCGGGAAACCGGTCCCCCAAGAAAAAAGAACTCCAGATTTGTAGGGGCAAATTCCTTCAAGCAGAGATTGAGGCTCTACGGGACACCCCTTGGGTACTACTTGGGGCCACGGCTATTCGGGAAGTTGGTGGACAAAGCCGAGGGGTTCATAAGAATCGAGAACGGACTTGGGTCTCTCGTGACGGTCTTACCTGTTGGGGGGCTCCCCACCCAGCGGCCATATCCCGAGGGGTCTTTCGTTCGGACCAGCTAGTTCGAGTCCTTCAAAGAGCATCAGGAAAGACCACTACGGTAGAGTTGAAGGACCCTATCATTCCCGTAGTTGCTTTGGACACAGAGACCACAGGTCTGGATGTGCATCGCAAAGCTCGGCCCTTCCTAGCTACTACCTGCGATGGAAAATCCGTTGGCCTATTTGATCTCACACAAAGTTGGGACAGGTTCAAACTATCCAGAGTTATCCATGCGGCTGAAGAAATCATCATGGCGAATGCTTTGTTTGATTGGACCATGCTATCGGCCATAGGGATAGACATACCCGCCGAGGTTCTTACTGACATTCAGTGGGCGGCTGCCGCGGACGATTCTGGAAACTGCCCATACTCGTTAGAACGTTTGGGTAATTCATACTTCAAACAGGGTGGTCGACACAAAACAGATTTGAGACAGTTCATTGGAGACAAAACTCTGGCCGGAGGATTCCGAAGTATTCCAAAGGAAATCCTACATGACTATGCTGTCAGAGACGCGGTGTTGACCTATGCTCTGGATCGACATCCAAAACTCGCAGAGGCTAAAGAGACTTACAACAGCTTTATCCAGAGAGAGCGAGAGTTACTACCAGTTTTGAAGGCGATAGAAGAACGTGGCATCCTGGTAGACACCGCTGCGGTCCCTGTGGCCCAACAGTACTTGATGGACGAGGCAACCAGGTTTCTCTCGTTTATCCAGACTGATCCTAGTGTCTCGTGTATTTTCCCCAATTACAACCCGAACTCACATCAACAAACAGCCAAGCTCATGGAGTCCATCGGGTTTGAATCACCTGAACTGACAAAGGCCGGCAATCCATCCTATGGAAAACTGGTACTCAGGATGTTCAACCATCCACTTACAGATGCCATCCACGACTACCGGCACTTCAGGTCTCTAGCTCAAGGAGCCATTGAGACAATTCCGAAAGTCCTGGACCCAAACAATTGTATGCATCCAGGGTATCACTCGTTGGGGTCAGAAACGAATAGGTTTACCTGCGTCACCAAAAAGGAATCGGATGACGAAAGAGTGAATCTGCTTGGTATTCCATCTGATAAGACGGTACGAAGGATATTCCAAGCGCGACCCGGATTCACCTGGTGCAAGATAGACTGGTCCCAAATCGAAATGCGAGGCATTGCCCATTACAGCAGGGACCATGGACTCATACATAGCTACAACGACAATCCCGACGCCGACTATTATAAGATGGTCGGCATGCTGGTACTTGGTAGAGAGATCACCAAAGAAGAACGCCAAGAAACGTTCAAGACTATGGCCCTGGCCAAAGGTTATGGGATCGGGGTCAAGTCCCTAGCCAAAAGACTTCGCAAAGACACTCAGTGGGTCAAGGATTTCGTCGCCGTTTACGATGCTGGGTTGCCTGGAGTTTCTCAGTTCTTTCGAGACACCGAAGACGCCGTGCGAACACAAGGCTTCGTTATGGCTGAGGACTACCCATCCAGGGTAGAGAAACGAGCCGCGTACCAAGGGGTCAATCGGATAGTACAAGGTAGTTGTGCCGTACACTTGAAGCGGGTTCTATTAGAGTTGTTCGACATGATATCAGACAGCGACGAGGTGTTCATAGTTCACTTCGTACATGACGAAATAAACTTCGAGATTCGTAACGACAAAGTGAACCACTGGATTCCTAAGATCAAACATACGATGGAGAGTGGATGGAACTGGTTGGTTCCCGTCCGCGCCAAAGTAGAAGTCGGTCCTAACTGGGGAGACCTTACCGAATGGCAAGCAACACGAGTAGTATAGCTTTGACTTGGACGGAGAAACTCAGAAAGGTCCAAATCAATGGTAACGATGTAGAGGATCGGCCCGAACAAGGAAGGTACGCGGAAGCTGTACGAACTACCCTTGAGAACTCGGGGCACCTGGTCATCGAAGGAGGTTGCGGGACAGGTAAGAGTCTGGCATATCTCGTTCCCCTCATTGAGTACTTGCACGAAAACCCGTTTAAACGTGTGGTTATAAGTACCGCAGGCCGCGCCCTTCAACAACAACTCATCAACAAAGACATCCCGTTAGCCAAACAAATTGCCGGGGAGGTTGACGTAGCGTTGCTCCAAGGTAAGGCCAATTACATCTGCCCAGATCGCTGTCGTAGGGCGCTTCGAGATCCTAAAGTTTCCGACGCAGCGAGATCCGCGCTCAGCGCCCTTGAGTCCGGGTCATCTATGATTGATGATGTAGACCTCCCGGCGGGTATTAAAAGTGTTTTGGGTGGGTCCACTGAGGACTGCGAGGCTAAAGATTGCAAGCTCTCGAAGTGTCCTTACTCTGTAGCTCACAATAAGGCACAGGAAGCACAGGTGGTAATCGTAAACCATCACCTGCTAGCCCTACATTTTCATCTTCTTCACAAAACTTGCGACGGCGACCATCCCGTGTTGCTCCTCGGGGCCATCGACATCATTGTGATGGATGAAGCCCACGAGATGCCGGACATAGCCCGTAGTGTAATGGGATTTTCACTAACCTCGGGGAGATTTTCTTCTCTTGCCAACAAGTACTCCATGTTATGGGGTCAAGACGAAACCAGTGCGGCTATACGAGTAGCCGGAGACAGCATCGAAGTATTAGCTAAAGACTTGTTCATCGCCTCCCGCGAGGAACCCAGAAAGCTCGTTAGGACCCCACCATTCGATCAAGGTCAAATAGTCTCGGCGTTGGATGACGTTCTTATTAAAACAGAAAACAGCGACTCGCATGACAGCCAGAAACTAACCCGGCGGGCGACCGCTCTGAAGAATGACTTCTTACAAGTAGCCACACTAGCACGCCCCACAGAGTTCGTGTACTGGCCAGACAAGACGGGCAAGAACAGTCATGGATTTGAATGTCGTAGGTTGCATCCTGGAACGGTGCTTAGAAATTTCTTACAACCCCTGACAGTGATAGCCACGTCTGCGACAATGGACGTAGGAGATGATTTTGCATTTATCAAACATGAACTTGGACTACCCGATGCCGCATCAGAAAAGATAGGTAGCCCGTTTGACTTCAAGACCAATGCTCGATGGATGACCCCTCCTGACATGAAAGTTCAGGACCCGAATCATCCAGACTTCCCTTGGCAAGCGTGTCAAGCGATAGAGTCGGCAGTACGGGCCTCTAACGGACGAGCACTGATTCTCTGCACGTCTTACAGACTCATGGAAGTGTACGAGAACAAACTGAAAACGATTCCGGGTATCCATCTCCTGGTTCAAAGGTCTGCTCCTTTGCCAGAACTTGTACGCGAATTCAAAACTACCCCTAATGCTGTGTTGTTGGGGGTAAGCTCTTTATGGACCGGGGTGGACATACCCGGAGATGCTCTTAGCTTGTTGGTCATCGACAAGATTCCGTTTCCACAGATCAAGGAACCCGTTATTGAAGCTCTCTCAGAGATCCGCGGCAGAGATGCTTGGAGCAAGGTACAAGTACCGCGAGCTTGGATGAAAGCTCGCCAGGGAGTAGGTAGGTTAATCCGCGGCAAAACCGACCGAGGAGTAATCCTCTGGCTCGACCCCCGAGTAGTCATCAAATCCTATGGGAGAGACCTTAGAGAGACCATGCCGTACATGCCCAGACTCACCACTTACAACGAACTAGCGGAGTTCCTACGGGCGTAACCGACCGCGAGTTTGAGCTGTTCTTGGCTTTACCACAATCAAACGGAGTGGAGGTCCACGTACACCCCCCTGGGGCTCGGTTGTTTCGAGACGCCAATCGAGATCCCGTATGGTTGTACCACCAAGCCAGACTGGGGACCTTGAAAGTAGCCCCTATCGCCGTAGGGATATGCCCAGATAGGCCCCCCGACCCAGTACATGCCCAAATAGGGAAGCTACCCGTAAAGTACTTCCGAGATCATGCCCCAAGATTCATATGGCATCCGGCCAAGAGACGGTTTCACTCTGTAGGTACCCCACCTAGTTGGTTGTTCGATCCTGGGTGGGACGACCAAGGGTTAGCTGACGTTCGGGTTCGTCGTTGGTTAGAGAATAGGGTCTTCGATGTGGCTACTGAAACATCTGCGCTACAAGAACTCTTCTCCTGGGCGAGATACTTTCATAAGGCCAGAGGTGTGTTGCTGGTACCGGATCACATCAAAGCCAAGGAAGCCATCTCTGAGTGGGTCAAGAATCTAAATGACCAGTGGTACTGCAAAACCCCGTTTAGTTTGATGTATCCAAAGAGGCGCAGAATCAACACAAAGTTCAAACCCATCTCGTTACTTCAGGATAACGACATCTTTCAGTTCGACCGTGATCGGGTTCCGTACTGGATGCATTGTCGTGTCGCATGGGAGGCGCAAAGGGATCATAACCTTTCGCTGTTCATTGTACCGTCCTTTCAGGCAGCGATAACAGCCAACCTCAAAGAGTTCCAGGTGTTCTTGAATCACCCCCTGGATTTTGTAGCTCAAATAGGACCATGTACCAACGCAGCAGCACAGTCTCTATACCGAAAAGTTAAACGAAACACTTCAGCATACTGGAAGTTAGGGTGGACCAAGGCTGATACGTTGTACCAACGCATGGCGCAGTATGACCCCCGATTGGGAGGAAAGGAGTTCTTGAAGCAACTTGTAAAATTGTACAATCTCTAATAGATTGCGGTCATGGAGGTACATTCATGGCTACAACTAGCGACGATATCATCTGTGTGAACTTGAAAGGCGGTTGGACGGGATTGAAACCTCGTCTGAAAGCCCTGGCCAAAAAGCAGAAGGACCCCAACATGAGGAGTATGTCTGCTATTTGCCGAAACTTGATCGCAAAGGGCCTGAATTACCGCCCTGGAAAGGACCTGACATGACAGCAGGGAAACCATCCCTGGTAATGACCAAGAGTAACTGGGGGGATCACCGAGACGAAGTGAACCAAGTCATCGACTTCTATGCAGGTAAAGACACCCCTATCAACATGGCACCCATGTACTCTATCTCTGTGGTAGACGAATATGGTCGGTTGACTACGAAGTGCCCCCGTTTCGTATCTCGGGTAGAGGTGTTTTACTCTTCGGATGACGTGAATTTCGACGCCCATCTCACGGGCATAGGTATTGTTCTTATGGCTCTTGCGGGGATTTTCGGGTGCATGTTGCATCCTTTCATTACGATTATCAGTATCGTAGGTAACACCCCCTCTGCCATCAAGTGGATGCGTAGAGTGTCCTTCTAATGCCGGAGTTGTACCAGCATCAAGTAGACGGGATCTATCGTCTCAAAAACAAATTGCGGGATCTTCACGCTGGGGACACGGGAGTGGGAAAAACAAGACAGGCGTTGGAGGCCGCAGTCCAACGAGGTAGTACCAGAATAGTAGTGGTATGCCCAGCGTCTCTACAGGAGAACTGGAGTAGAGAGGTCCGTAAGTGGACTACACTGAAACCTCACACGGTCTCCCGCAAAACGTTTCGGTGGCCTCGGGAGAACGAGGCGGTAATTGCAAGGTGGAGCAACCTTCCCCTCCCTGAGAATAAGGACGACTGGAACTGCTATGAGTTCGACCCGAACATCTACCCGGATGACCCTCCCGATGGGCTAGTAGTCATTCTGGATGAATGTCACCTAGCATCTCGCGTCGAGAGTCGTAGGTATCGGTGTGTGGACGCGCTTATCAAAAAACTACCTGAAGACGCTTGCGTATGGGGGTTGAGTGCTACCCCCATGACAAATAGACCTGCTGGTCTATGGACCGTGTTGGGTCTACTGAGCTTACATCACGAATTCGGAAGTGCCGGCGGGTTTGTGGCGTCCTTGGAGTTCGACGGCATAAGCGATGAACCCGTCGGATTCACCGAAGAAGGTCGAGAGCACCTATCCAACGTTATGTTGCGCCAGAGGTCTACCGACATTGGTAGGATGCCTACCATAGTCCCTCCCAGGTGCGTTGAAGTAGACGTAGACCATGAATCTCGCCATAGCTTAGATCAACTGGTGGAGAAATTAGGGGGGCAAGAGTTCATTTCCTTCATCATGAAGACTGTCAAGAAGAGCAAGGAACGATTGGAGATGGAGACCCACATCGCTCCTGGGCGAAAACTGTTGGCCCAGATGAAAATCCCCGCACTTCTGAAAATGATCGAGACCTTCGAGCGAAACGAATTACCTGTGTTGGTGTTCTCTGTACACCGCCGGCCAATAGAACTTCTACGCCTCCGTCTTGGGTGTGGAGGATTCACCGGCAGTGACTCTCCGATGTACAAACAGATGCAAGTGGACAAATTTCAAAACGGGGAGATAAACGTCTTGGGATTCACAGGGGCAGGTGCTACAGGACTGAACCTTTCCAGAGCGTGCCATATGCTCCGGGTCGATCTTGACTGGAACGCCTCTACCAACCTGCAAGTTATAGGGCGCATGGCTAGACTTGATTCCCCTCATGATGAGGTTCAAACCTGGGACCTCAAGGCCAACCACTTCATCGACGACCTGGTGTTTGAGATCAATCAGAAGAAAACCGAGATGCTTGAGAGCGCAGGATTGTTGTGATACCGGCCCTAAAGTGGTTGTGGAATGTTATTCGGATGCACCCGCGGTGTGCCTGCGGAGTTCCAGGAACCCATGACGAATGCCCGGCATCTTGGGTCCGGGTTCGTTGCTGGTGTTGTTACAGATGTAGAAGATTCTGTGGTGGTGCCAATGAAGACGAAGACGAAGACGAAGATGATGACGCTGGCAGCCTTTTTTGAGCCTCTTGTTTAGCTAGCACACTTCGGTTTCCCCAGTGCCATACGTAGCTGGAGTGAATCTTGTACGAATACCGACCGATTTTTTCCGCCCTAACTATGAAGTCATCTTCATTGCCGTAGAACGGTAGTGCTTCATCGAATCCGTGTAGTTCCTGCCACGTTGATTTGGATACTCCAAAGCAAAACCCTGATATTCGTTTTTGAAGAGCTGCCATGTGATTGTACCGCTCTGAAACTTGGGCTCCTACAATCATAAGTTCGGCCATCGATGGAGGGCACGTAACATTGGTACCTGGATCTACATGATTAACTCCAAAATTCGAGGCTGGACTCACAGCAGAGAACGCCGATGGTAAATGCTCTCTAATTCTGTCAAGCCATCTAGGAGTAACCCATACGTCCGCGTTGATGAGAAAGTGCAAGTCCGCGTCTGACTTATGCAAGATGTCATTCCACAGGGACGTAAGTGGGATGTCATCCTCTGTGTTGTCGATGAGATCGCATGGGGCGCTAGTCCATTCTTGTAACAACGGGAACGTCTTAGCCTGAATGTCCTTTGTCATGTACCCAATCATAGTACAACGAATGTTCATACCCAGCTCCCTAACACAGATTTGGCGCGTTCCGTGAATCCTTGTTCGGATATCTCATAGACTACCTTGGAGTCAGGGATAAAGCTATCCGCTCGATCCCATTTTCCCATTATGTCCTTGGGGTCTGCATCGTTGATCCACCATTCTTCTGGTAGCCATTCTCGAATCGCTCCTGCTGGATATGCCAATACTGGGATACCAGATAAGTAGGCATCTGCCGCTGCTAATCCAAACGCTTCGGGAGGGTTTTTGTCCAGACCTGCGAGCTGAAAAAATACCCTAGCATCCAGGTACAGCTCTTTAATTTTGAACTCGGAGGCGTCTTCTATCAAGGTGACACCTTGAGCGGCGGCTTGGTTCCTGATGACCGTCTTATCAAACAGAGGGCTACTCCAAGTTGCCCCTACCATCACGAGTGGAAAGGCTCTATCGCATCGTCTGTGTATGCGTAACGCCGCGATAGCCCCTTTGGCCATCGTTAGCCGACCTACGAATAACCCATACGATCCAGAGTTTCTTCGATTGACCACAGGCTTACCAAAAGGCATCAAGACCTTGGGAGTCACGGACCATGTGTTGTGTACTTGGGCCGCGGACCACTTGGAGGACGCGATAACCTCCGCTACTTTCAGAGCTTCATCTTGAAACGACAAGGAAGACGGTACATGGCACCACAAGAACACCTTGGCGCCTTTGGGGTACCTGTACGTATTCCCATGAGGGGCCATGTCGAAGTAGACTTCTGTAGGTTCTCCTGCGAACCCTACAATGTTCTCCGTGCGCGTCGCCAGTTTTACTTGGTGCCCTCGCCCGATCAACCAGTGAGCAAAGTCCTTGCTCCACCTTTGACCGCCCCCTATTCCCGAAGACATATCGTCAACGAAGATGCGCATAGTTAGCCCTACTACACAAGTACGCTCTACGAGCCTGCCATAACCTGGTGTGAACCGGAGTATTATTCCCCTGCGTCATCCCATGGGGGTTGAGATTCCACGCACCTACAACTTGGTTTACGTGGACGTGAGCCTCTTTAGAGTACATAAGGCGCAAAGCAAGTTCCCAATCGTAGGTCCACGGTAGGGTTTCCACACATACGAACGGCACTCTGGAGAAGACCTCTCGACGAAATACGCACCCCTGTAAAGGGACTGCGTTTCTATTTACCAAGGTCTCCGATGGTTCTCCAGAATACGTAACGCCTGTAGGTCTTCCAGCACTGTACTCTTGTACTTTCCCTGATGCCCACATTGCGTCGGACGACTCTATTGCATGCACAAGAACGTCCACGCTACTGGGAGGATCATCATCAAACCCGTGAACAACGTAATCTGCTTTTGAATCTTGTATAGCAAACCAAACCAAGTCCCCAGGTCTTTCGGATTTGTGCTTCTCTCGGATGCATGGGTGTAAAGGCAAGTCACTCCAATCGTCTATATTTGACATGCCATCGGGAAGCACCTGTACCTGAATGTTCAGAAGACCCGCAAGTTCGGAGGCAACATGTAACCACGCCGCGGACGCGGGCCATAACGATGGCCGTCCGCATGATGGGATGAACACATCAACGGACTTCATTTACCGAGGAGCGTCGAGCACCATATGAGAATGAGTACAAAAATCTAACGACCTACATGATGTGCGCTTCCTACCCGGAACCTGCCAATTGTGTAGCCTATTGTCAAGTGCAATAGACAAGTCAGTTTGAAACCTTTCGGTTCTTGGTAGCATGCCGTGGCCACATGGCAAGTCCATCCATGATTGGACTGTCTGTGTCTGTACAAACCAACCCGTTGCTCCTATTAGTCCCCTTCTACCCCAGTCTTCATCACAAATCTTGTCGGACAGAATCCCCATTTGAGTTGCCCACTCCAAGAAGTCTGACTCAAGTACGCAGGTCCATAGATGGCTATCGCGAAGATACGGGGCGCGGCCCTGCCCCGTAGAGATAATCTTTTCTCCTTTGATATTCCTCAGAGTAGCGTACTGCCAAGATGGACAACAAGGAACATCCACAGGAGCAGACACATATTCGTTGTTGTAACCCCCAAGGTCTGAGATGTGTATAGGCACCAGGGCATCCTCGGGCGAAGCCTCAAGCGCAAACAAGTGTTTATCCCAATCGGGGGCAAAATACATGTCGATGGGTCCAAGCCAAACGTAGGTATTGTCGTGGGTTTCTCGAACAACATCCTCTATGAGCATGGTATACGCGGCATAAAAATCTGCCGCGTTCCCTGCATCTTGGGCGTCTTTTGGTGGGTCCATAATGGTTACGGCCACTTTGCCGTGAGTGGCCTTCCATCTCTGGGCCAGTTCGAGTATTGAAGAGTAGTTCTCAGATACATCCATAGGCAGAGGAGACGTATTGGGATTGTAGAGGTACATCCATACCTCTACAGGCTCACAGGAATTCTTGTCCAAGCTATCCAGAAGAAGCTCTATAGCCCTGACTCGGTTCATCGCCCATACAGGTATGACCGTTCGGTGAGCCACAGTTACCCCCCTCTCCGCTGAATCATTTCCAAACCTCGCATGTTGTTCAGCCCTATGCGATTCACAGCGAGACCTTCTCGCTCCAGTCGATGGACTACCTTTTGCGCCGCCTTACGGGCTTTAGGGTCCATCTTCGTGTCGTGAATCATCACCATGCACGTAGGAGCTAGTCTCTCTGCAAAGTTTCGCAACTCTGCGGGAAACCTATCCCCGTAGTCGGCATCTAAGAACAACATATCAATGGGGTCATTACCTGGGATTACTGCGTGTTGGGAAAACTCGATCAGATGTGTGACAAAATGGTCTACCCGTATGCCTTTCCACAGTACCTCTGGGACACCATCGTAGTGGTACGTGTCTACAGTAACGAGGTGTCCGGGTTTCTTGTCTGTGTCTAAGTAAAAGTTATCTGCCAATCCACACGCGATCCAAGCTGCTGAAAACCCTTTCATGGTTCCTGTCTCGACGACAAGCTGAGGGCGTATTCGTCGCACCAGTCCGTACAGAAGAATGCCCGTTTCAACCTCTATAGCATTGTCTCTACCATAAAGGTCAGCCGCATTCGTAGCGTCAACCTTGTCAAACTCTTGCCCCCGACACAGTTCATACAGGCGATCAAAAGATAGATCGTTTATCACAGGGCTTTTACTCCGCGTCTGGCCGTTTCAGGTGCGGCTGGGAGTGTAGTTGCAACAGGTCGAATCCTCGCATGTTGCGCATAGCCATATGGTCTACGGTCAATCCTTTGTTCTTGGCTTTGGTCTTGATGATCTCGATGCCTCTGTTCATTCGGGCATCGAGGTAAGTATCATGGAACGCTACCCAACACGGATCTGCCAGGCGTCCATGCAGATAGTCCCATTCGGCATTGATAGACTCGGCCGAATGATCTGCGTCAAGCCATAGAAAGTCGATAAACATACTTACAGGTACAGGGATTGCGTGGGAGTCCCCTATGTAGTGAGTGATGTAGCGATCTACCTCTAACTCGATCCATAGGTGTTCGGGAACGCCGTCGTAACGGTTCGCGTCTATCGTATGAAGATGCCCCGCAGGTATGGAGACGTTCATCTCATGGTTGTCCTTCAGAGCACATGCGATCCAAGCTCCTGAGAACCCCTTGTGGGTACCTGTCTCAACAACTACCCGAGGACGCATACGCCGCACCAGAGAGTACAGTAGAAGGCCAGACTCTAGTTCGATAGCTGTAGCCTGCCCGTCTCGGTCCGCCGCAATCATCGAATCTACTCCGTCAAACCTGGCTCCAGACACCAGCCGCCAAAGCCTTTGAAACGATGCTTCTCCAATCATGTTCTATCCTTCCCAAATTCCAGACGAGTACCATTTCAAGATGGCCTCAGCCCTTTGGACGCATGTGTGATGTTTTTTAACCAGGTCGTGGGCGGCTTGCGCAATATGCAAGCACCTGTCTCGGTCCCGGAGAGTTTCCCGAATGATCTCTACGGTCTTGGGGATGTTGGTGGGATCTATGTACACCGCGTGTATCCCATCCTCAAATGCTGGTTTTATATCCGCGCATGGTGGGTCCAAGAACATCAAAGTCGTAGGGGATATGGGAATCTCGAAGTTCCTCAGAGTAGTTCTGCCATGACCTCGTAAGCTAACCGCTGAGGCGCAAGAACCGAGCTCCGTGACCCACTGATACCATCCTCCGTGACTGGCATTGGTAGTCACTGAACTGGAAGTACCACGAATAGAGTTGTTTGCCGGCGCAGTCTGACAATTAAGATCCTCACAATTACACAGAGCGTCCACCAAGGGTTTACGAACAGAAGAAGTCCAACCCATCTGTAGATTCACGTCGAACTGACTACCTACAGATATCTGATGGGGCCATACTCTAGTAGGAGGAGCCGAAAACGGAAAGGCATGGACTCCGTTTACTACCCTGTCAGGGCATACCCCTTTGTGAGCATAACCATCGCACACTCCTACGTAAGTAGGATCATGGCCTGTTTTCAGATGTAGGTCTGGTTGCCATTCCTTTAGTAGTTCCCAGCGTATGTCCGGGTAGTCTTCTCCATCCAGAGAGACTGCCCGACCAAGCCGTGTACCACCTACCGAGTTACTACCGAATTTCTTTCGCAGGTAGTTCATCATTTGCTGGACAACCATGCGAGTATTAGCCAATACGATTAGATCGTAATCTTCAGGGTTGATGTCCTGTAGTCGATCTTTATGAGGGAATTTCCAATGTCTGGGCCACCACTCTGGACATGCGGTGTACCCTGTGAAAGATCGTTTGAAGTGGTGCTCATAAGGGTACGTATTCGTTGCCCACTTCACAATCTCTCCAGAGTCCTCCACCCGGAGGAACCCCTTGCCGTTCATGTCTTCCCGGTTTGGACACAGAGTAATAAACTCTACCCCGACGGTCTCCACCATCCCCGCCAAGATAAGATACTCGGAGTAGTCTCCTTCGGGGTGAGTAAGCCACAGGATCTTCATATTACGCCCATCTCCTTCAGGACGTATCTGGCTCTCTTCGTATGTGTATGTGAACGTAGTAGCTTTACTTGTCCAGCTTTAGCTACTTGAAGAAGTTCTTGTTTAGGTTTTGCTAACAGATTTTTTACTAGAGCAACGAGTTGCTCTACGGTTTGCCAACGAAAGCAGTCTTCCCCGGACACAAAATCGTCATATGGGACCTTGATAGTGGTGTCCGTAACCAACACAGCACCAAAGAAAGGGATCTCCCAATTTCTTAGCGTGTCCATGCCAAACCCTCGAACGGATATCCCGAGCAATGCCCGTTGCAGGTTGTCACAGTACTGTTTGGGACTGCCCCCATGAGTTCCCGCGATGGAACATTCAGGGATCTTGGCTAGAGCTTCTACTACTATCCCTCTTTTGGGGTGAGTTGGACTACACTGGAAGTACGCTCCTGATCGGTTGGGATCTGTGGGGTCTCCTGGGGCGCATAGGTCCCCCCACCCACAAGAAAACGGCAAGGGGAGGATCGGGATGGTCCCCCATTGTTTGTATGAATGCGCCTCTTTGATGAAAACTCTCCGCACATCCATACCCCGAAGGCTTTTTCCTAGAGACGGGAAATGAGCTGCGTCTTCGCTGTCAGTGATACCTATGTTTTTAAGCTGCACTCCACGGGCTACCAAGGCTGCAAATGCGGCCCAGATTCCTTTACGACTGGACTCGGTTATCACAGCGTCGAATGACATTTCAGCTAGATCATCGAGAGTCCATATTGGAGCGTCCGTTACTATATCGAAGAAGCTATGAGGGGCCATAAATCCTTCGTGGTCCGGTAGCACTGGGTGAGATCCCTTTACAGTCTCATATGTCTTTTGCTCGTGGTGCGCCGGTTTGTATGGCCACTCGATTACATTATCCGCTCCTAAGACGTTGACCAATCCTCGATACAGTAGATCCCCGCCATAATCCCCCTCGGGATGGGTAAGGAACAAGATCCTGGGCATCAGCGTTTCCTCAGCACGGTGACAAACGAAAACCGTGTGTCTTGTAGTTTGTGCTCAATTACCTCAAGGGACGTTACCCTTTGAGCTTCGACTAGGAACTGCTCCGCGGTCCAAGCATGCTTATGATCCGGGTCAATTTTGAATACGTCCATGCGTGGGGGACAATGTTCAGGCACCACAAGAGCCATAACTCCACCACTACGCAAAAGTCTCCCCCAGGACTCAAGAGTCTGTTCCAAGGGGGCTGCGATATGTTCAACTACATGATTTGCAAGCACCAAAGAAAATACTCCATCAGGGAATATCCCCAATCCGTAGGTGGGATGGTCATCATTGCAGATCGAGTCGTGCCGCATAAAGTAGGGGGTGTTTTCCCCCGCGTCTAACCGAATATGTCCTTGCAACAAGGATCTCTCTGCTACAGGCATAGTCTCTGGATAGTGAGCTGGTAGTCCTACTCGTACGTCGGTAGTCAAACATCCTGGACACGGTACCCCAGCGGACCCAAGACTGATACCAATCGACCCCGATTTAACGCACATCTCCATTGCCCAAAAAACATCGACGGCACGCTGCCAATATCCTATTAAATTGTCCTTTCGAGAGTAATCCAGACGATGCGGTTCCTTGGGTTTCCGATAATCATAACCCTCAGGGAAGTGCTCCAAGATGTATTCTTGGCCGGATACTACATCAACTACCGGCATTTCGAACCTCCTGACACCAAGGACACTGACATGGTGGATCAATAGCTTCCATCGGGCCTGCAGGAGCCATCCAAGCTACCTTGCGCTCTGGTATCATGGCCATGTATTTGGGGTGAGTAAAATCGAAAGGCGACATACTAAACTTTTCAGGAACTCCCCACTTTTCACAGTAGAGCTTTCTAGAACGTTTCATGATGGCTGATGCGTTTATTTCTTTTCGGCAGTCATGGAATGTGGCAGACCATTGATGCCATAACACGGGCCATTTGATGATGTAACTTGGCCTTCCTTTAGACGCCATAAAAGTCGCTTGATGGCTTTCTTCGTGAAACGCAATGAACTCCTCTGGGAACTTCTCTGATATGTCCCAAGAGTCTCTGGTAAACCCGAAGGCGAATCCATTGGCGGCCATCACTCGACCAGGAGGAGCATTCGAATCTGGACGGCGCGCAATGTGTTTTCTTAGACCTTGAGCATCGAGATCCCTTTTGTCATGGTTTCTCGGTTGAACTAATAGAGGGTTCTCGATTAACCCTGGCACGTCTGGGGGATCAAACCAGTAACAATCAAACCCAACTGCCCCCACAGGGTCGCTATGTTCGAGAAAGTAAACTCCGTTACGTAACCAATAATCCTCTAGCATCACATCATCGTTCAACAGAAACACAGACGATACCCGAGGGTCTCCAAACAAGAAGTCTGTTAGTTCATTCCACGTTCCAGGCACCCCAATGTTGAACGTTCGATCCAGTATTGAAGCAACAAACCCTTGATTACACAATTGGTATGCAAGTTCTCTGGACTTATCACTGATACCAGTAGGGTGCCCATCATTGGATACGACTATGTGAATCTCACTTGGGTCAATACCGTGATCTCTGTACATGAACGATTGTAGTAAGCTCTCGACTCGAAAGTGACCCCCATACGTAGCTATACCTACGCCGACACCCATTACCAATTGCCCTTCAAGAAAGAGTAGTTCTTGTAGAACATTTCCTCCCACTTGCGGTTGGGCCACCACGCATGACCGTTTTGAGTTAGTAGTAAATCGTGCATGGTTTCATACACTCGACGGAGGGGTTTCTTTTCAGCCATCGAAAGTATCAACCCCGCTATGGTGCACGACTGGTGTGACCCGTCCTTACAAACTACCGCGAGGATCTTACCCGATTTGATTACGGGGACTCCTACGTTTAGCCAATCCATAACAAGGGCAACTGGAGGAGGTGTATCGTAGGTGTCCATAGGAGCAAGAACCGCTCGGATACCCGATCCCTCCAACCCCACGAGTCTTTCTCTGCTCATGGTGTACAAAACCGTGTGGACTCCGATGTCCCATAACTTACCCGTGTCCGCAGTCACCCCCACGGTTAACAGGGTTGGTGTGATTTGCCGAATTACCGGAGCTGAGTCTTTCAAGTTTCTGCCGAAGGTAGGTGATCCATAACCACGTTACCTTCTAGGTCCATGTAATTTACAGGCTCGTTTGGTAGCGTAAGACCGGCGATGACGGACTCATATGGGCCACCCCACTTTTTAGCAAAGACTCTACGAGAAAGTTCTAGCCGGAGAGACGCATTCAGATGTTTGTTTGTTTTGAAGGTGGCGGCGTGTTCATGTATGACCCCTTGCGGGATAGTGATGTTCATCAAGTTTGCTTGAATACAACGAAGGCTCATGTCTACGTCCTCAAACGTAGCTCTAAATCTCTCGTCAAACTTCCCAACTGTCTCTATGGTTTGAAGAGTAAGTCCGAAGGAACACCCCACGGAGATGTAGTTTCGATAGGGTTTACCCCGATGGAGTAGAACCGGCCATCTGAGTTCGAGACCTGTAGACCTCTGGTGATATGGAGGAATACCTACTAACCCCACTCCGGGGTTGTTTTCCAACGCGAATACCGCGGAATCAATAGCCCTTGGCAGAGTTTGAATGTCATCATTGAAGATCAAAACGTTGGAGATATGTTTCTCGATGGCTCGGTCTATGATGGTGTTCCACGCCGCTGGTACACCACGGTTCTCCGGTCGCCCCTTATCATCTTGGTGACATCGTAGCTTTACTCCAAAAGACTCGCACACTTCTTCTAGCTGTGAAGCCTCCACAGAAGATGAGCCATCATCTACCACAATAACGGAGTACTCTATCTTCGGAGGGAAGTTCTCCAAGCTACGAAGAAACGAAAATACCCTTTCGGGACCATTGAGCGTCGGGACACCAATAAGACACTTCATCGGGATAGATCCTCATAAATGGAATCATAAATCCCCGCCAGTAGAGACCCACGTCTGGCAACCAGACGAGTGCGGGACACACACACGCAGCTTGGCAATTGATGTTTCTCAATGACTTCTAGCAAGGCGTCCCCAATTTTCCTGGCAGATGCGTCCACTGGAAAATATCCAGCGGACACATCAGTTGGAACATGGGACAGTAGGGTGGAGGAACTGATAAGAACAGGTCGGCCGGCTGTAAAGATAGTCTCTACGGCCCCTGACTGACTCACCCCATTCGTCCGATACGCAAGAACCAAGGCGTCGCATACAGCTAACGTTCGGGTTACTTCCGGGGCTGACATGTACCTGTCCAACAACAGATGCGGGCCAGTCTGGGCCGTGTTCTTAACAGACTTGAAGTATGCATCTTGATGTGGAAGTACGTGAGAACCCACGATAAGAAGTTTGGCCCCTGGGTACACCCTACGAACCGTAGCCATCGCCTGAGCCACGTCCATGAAACCCTTGTGCTTCACGTAAAACCCAAAGGTCCCCACGATAGGCTGAGAGTCTTCTACCAATACGTCGGCCTCGGGAGCCCATAGAGACTCATCAGACACCGCCAAAGGGACCTGAACCGCTTCAGGGAACGCTCCAGCCATGTTGTCTGAATGAACTATACATAGAGCTGATAGTTCTAACCAAGACTTCAACAGGATTACTGCCTTGTCTGCCGGCCCCGTATGAAGGTCCATGATGATCTTTACATCACCCAAAGCCGCCATCTCAAGAAGCTCGGTAAACGCCTCCGGGTTACGGAATAGACTGAACTCGTGCTGAATGTGTAGGATGGTTACGCCTTGTTGAATGGCACTCTCGAAGAACTGGGCATGGCTAGTTGCTTCTGGGTCTTGAGACAGGACCACACATGGGGTCTTTAGATGCCCCAGGAAGTTCATGGCGTGCTCGCGAATACCGCAAAGCACGTTTGGATTTACAACCATGCCAACCTTCATAGAATTTCCTCAAAGAATCTCCCAGATTCAATACGCGACTCCACCTCTGTTATCCATTCTGGCATGCAACCAAGCGCCTCAGCCGCAACTTCGGAGATCAATTCTGCATCTAAAGCATTGGACACAGCGTCCACAAGGCACATGTTCACGGACCCCCTTATAGCTGTAATGGTATTCTTTGCCACAATCTCATTAACAGTATTCAACCCAGGAGTTTTGATGTACCCACGTAATCCTATATCTGTCCTATGAAATCTATGTAGGTCTGTGTCTCCATTGCCCACCAGTGCATGTTCGTGATCGAACCATACCGATATCGGAGTCCTCGGGGTGCGCCCCACATTCTTTAGAGTCCGATCACAGTTATGAAAACACGCATCCAGTACAGCCATTGCAGATACGGCAGATGGAGAGATCCTGTCTATGGCTGGGCACAACCCGAAGAGATACTCGGTAGCTCCCGTTAACCCATCAGGACCTTCTAAGATTATAGCCTCTGGGATATACGCACCTAAGCAACGCAAAAAACTTCGAGGGGCCAAGGCACTATAGAGGTATTCGTTTACGTACCTATGACGATCATGGGCCGTCTTTACAAAATACTGCTTATCGTCATACTCAACGATGTGGTACCTATGTGGGTTTAACCTAACTTTTCCCATATGTCCTTCATAGGGTCGTGGCAGATGTTTGTGACTACCTTGTAGGATTCCCATATCCCTTGCATCACTACACCTACGGCCTCCCCTATACACATGCCCCGGACTCGCAAGGCCAACACAGCCAAGGTAGGACTACGGGTTTGACCCGCAGCACAATGGATAAATAGTCGGTCAGTACCTTTGCAAAACTCGATGAGAGAATCCAAGTCAGTACCCGCTTTGGTAAGTGACTCCCCATCCCGGTACTCATAATACAAAGAATACAAAGAGTCGCGAGGGGTCGGGGGAACCCCGTGGAAACAACTATTCTTAGGATGAGTATCGGGCCTCCAAATATGAATCGCTCTGTCCGCTTGTACCTGTTTTAGTACACAAGCATCCCTATCACCAACGATGATGCCTAATCCAAGCTCAGCTATTCGAGGGGCACCTCTGGACATCAACTACTCGCGAACACCCCACGGGCAGTTTGATCCTTTGAATTAGCCGCGTCCATGTTCTTGATCGCATCCATATGGGTTTTGGTCAAGTAACGCATCTTACCCAACAAGTCTGGGCAGTAGTCTGTAGTAGGAATACACATGATAAACGACTCGCCCATCGGAGTGTCGAGTCCCATGCGATCCAAAGGATAGTCCACATCGAATACGATGGTGTTGGAGTCAATCCACCACGGTAGCTTGTGTAGTGGGAAATCTAACACGCGACTCCACGCAGACTGAAGAGCTATTCTACGAATGTTGGTATGAAACTCTTTGGAGTCGATCCTAGCTTCTCCATCTGTGGCGGTGAAATCCAGGATCACTACGTCAAACTTCTCGTCCTTGTGACGGGACACGTACTCGTAAGCATCTCCAAACACGACCTCAACCCTAGGGTCGTTATAGGCGTCCCGGTTGAGTTTGCATAGGTCTGGGTGGGCCGCACAAAACTCGACGAGTCGTCTGTTCCAATCTACTATGACTACCCGTTTAGGACCGAACTTGAGGGCTTCCGCCGCGGAGCAACCGTCACCCCCGCCGAGGATGAGGACGTTCTCGACAGGCCACTTCGACGCCACACACATGAGTGGTAGAGAGACCAAGACCTCATGATAGATATGAGACGTGACCGTATCGAGTTGGAACGCGCCCTCTATGGTGAGGCGGCCATTGCTCCAAGCAAACGGTTCAAACCGAACGTCAGGCGTAACGATACACCGAGCCTCGTCCACGTGACCCCCTTGTGACGAATAGAATTTACCCCGATTTGCAGGGAAGTCAACTACGAGATTTTAATCTCATACGAATCCTGTTTCGCACGCCAGTAGCTTCTTGGAGCAATTTCATGGAGTCCAGAACTTTCTCCTTTAGATCCTCGGGTACGGCTTTGAGCGCAATGTCTGTTGACCTGACGGCAATATCCGCTTCCTTATCGGCATCGTCCGCCTCTTGTCTGGACGTAGCGTTTCGTTTGAGGGACAGGATTGTACCCCCCAAGGCCGTTATGATCGCGGCAATGCCGGCAAGGTCCAGTCCAGTGAGCTTACCTACTACTCCTATGGTAGACGCTGTGATGACTTCCCGTTGGGCCGCTGCTCGGTCAGATTGCTCACGATGCTCTTGGGCTTTGGTAGGGGTGTAGGTCTGTGGAGTTGGAGGACCCCCCGTGAGGTTGCGTTGTAACGTCTCAGCACCCAAGCGAGTGTCCAGGCCGAACCCCACGATAGCCTGTCCATCATGCGCTACAGTGGGATCAGGGTGGGCAGCCAGGACCGTACCTTTGGACTCGACCAGTTCACCGATTTGACGCTGATCCTCAACGATGCGTCTGTCGCCGTCACTCACACACCCAAGGGCAACCAGGAGCAACCAGTTGTGTCTCATCACGATTTCACCCCTAACCAAGTCAGAAACACAGACACAGCAGCAGCTATAATACCGCCCACGATCTTGATAGTTTGAAGCGCCCCAGTCTGCTTGTCCGAGATGCTCTTGAGTTCATGAATTCTTCTCCACTGGGCTTGCTCGTTGACTGACATCTCTTTCAGGGTGATCTCGATGTTGCTCACGCTCTGGGTTAGGAGGGCTAGGGATGTTTCCATCGACGGCTCTGGAGTCATGGGAAGTTTTCTCCTTTTGACGTTCCACCATGACCCGTACGATGGTCTGTTGGAGTTCTACAACACCCGCGGCGAAGTTCACTATCTGGACACTAGACCCCCTACCCCAGTCTACGTCTCTGGGGATCAAACCACCATCTTTTCCTACAAGGAAAACCCCGTTCTGGTCAGTACTGAACTGTTGTCTCATCAAAGCGTGAAACGCCTTACCAGACAGAGTGATGGTTATAGTGTCCGACCCGTTCTTCTGAGCTTGGATCTGGCGTAGTTGATCTGAAAAAACTTCTTTTAGCGCATCTGAGTTCATGCGTCGCCCAGCTCCGCTTTGAGTTTTTCTAGTTGTTGCTTCTTGATGGACCGCTCGTTCAGCACTCGAAGAGTATTGAGCGTCGCTTGTGCAGCATCGAGCTGTTCTTCCGGGTGCAGATTGGACAGCGCAACCAAAATCTGATCTCTAGCTGCCGTAATCCTATCTTGAGCCTCTTTTTGGGCTTGTTGACGCGGGGATAGTACCGGCAGGGTTGGATTTGGATTGTCAAGTGGCATCGGATCATTTCTCCTGTAGAGGTTACATTTTGGCCATGACTGTTAGCATTCTAACCATACATGAACTACGGCATTTATGGCAGACGTTCCGTTATTTACTACTTTCACGGTAATATAATTATTCGTAGCCATAGCTATAGAATCTTTTGCCGCTGTTGTAGAAAGGTTATTTTGACCGTCGGCTATGGTTACGGCTAGAGCTGTAGCTACATTATTTTTGTAAACCGTAAATACGGCTGTCCCACCAGAGGTTGCAGGTTCCTTGCTTGCAGAAATTCCAACTAGAGAACCTGCTCGGTAGGGAAATATGTAATACAGTGCGGTACCCGCGGTGACTTTTTGCGTTACTGCAACTGTAGTGGCTCCTGACCCTGCTGCTTGATCGAATTCAAATTCCAACGCGGTACGAAATCCGCCGGTCGCATCCACATCTTTAGCTACTACAATGCCGCTGCCGGGAGTGACAATCAATTCATTGGTAACTCCTTGGTCCCCAATCGTAACTACTCCTGTGTCCGCAATTTTGAAATCTATGCGATCAGGATTTGCTGTGATGTTCTTAATATAGAAAGATGCCGCGGCTGCTATATCGTACGTATTGAAAGCGGCTGTTGGGGATTCAAACCTAACAGTTGGAGATTCAGAGTACAGATGCAGCCCAACGACAGCGGGCGTAACTGCAACGCTTCCGATCATTACTCCGTTGGCCCCAAATCTTACGGGTCTCGCAAGAGTATCCACAACAAATCGGGTTGCCCCCCCAGTCTCTATTAGCTTCCATGCCCCAGCGGGAGTGGCGGCGTCGTCCCCAATTTTGATGTCCCAACTTCCTCCTCCCACGTCATCGTTATCTATAATTAAACTGGGATCTCCAGTTCCTTTTATAGTTTGACTTTCAGAGAACGTATTTGCCGCATTCTTTAGTGCTGCCTCATTAATTTGGTCGAAGGTGAGCGTCACGCCGTCCATTTTATTGAGTTCGATGGCCGTGGCCGTGATAGCCACCCCGAGCTGGTAGAGCTTCCCGGTTTGGTCGCAGAGCTGCACACCACCGCCGTTTAGCAGGAAATCGCCGCCACTGTTTAGCCACAGCGCGACGAGACCAGACGTCTCATTTTTTATCTGGAACGCTGACGCATTCGCGAAAAAGCTCCAGTCGTCGTGTCCGGCCGTCGTGTCGATGAACCTGAATTTGGGCAGCGCGCCCGAGACCGTGACCTCGCCGTCCTCGACGTTGAACGTTCCGGCGGCCGCATCGACATCGACTTGTAGCGGTCCGCCCTGCCCGATCAGGAGGCGGTTACTCGTGTTCAAACCGATCAGATCGTACGTCGTTGTTCCAGCCGCATTCAGGCCGGTCAAATAGATGTCGTTCGCGAGCCGTTGATCTGCGGTGAAAGCATTCGCGACCGACAGCCCCGGAGCATCCAGCGTCGCGCGTGAGGTCGTAGCCGTCGATGGTCACACCCGCCGTTACCGCGAGGTTGCCCGTGAGATTCACGGTCCCGTCGGCCTTCAAGAACGCTAGCGAGTCTAGGCCGTCTAGCAACCCAGCGTTCGCGGCCACGCCGTCCTGGATCAGACAGCCGTCCACGGTCACGCCCGCGCCGACGACTGCCTCGGCCACGTTACCAGTCGCGATCCCGTCGCCAAAGGTTTGAAGACCCGCGAAGGTTTGGGCTACGTTTAGGGCCGCAGCCCCTAGTGTTACAAGGGCCTGAACGTCCGTCGTGTCGTCTAAAAGAGTACGAGCGAATGCCGTTAGCGAAGTCCCAAACAGAGTAAACACCAAAGCAGTAGTGCCAAGGGTGATGGGGTCGTTCGTCGTAAGCATCCACCCGGTGTCTGCTAAGGTAGACCCCTCGGATACTGTTACACCTATTCCCGAAGTAACCTCCGCGCTTGTGTCTGCGTCTGTAGCACGAGTCCATGCACCAGTGGCAACTACGTAGATTCCGTTTTCGGCCCCCGCTGTCTGGTTCTTTACCAGTACTCGATCCCCTGTTACGACCGACACACCATCGATTGTTTGTGGTTCCCCCGACAGAGTAATATTCGCCGTAGTAGCCACACGAACCGATGGTTTCCAGTCGATACCAATGGCTACGGCATCGACATACGCCTTGGTGGCCGCGTCCTGTGCTGACGTAGGATCTGCTACAGAGGTGAGCTTCTGACTACCGAAGCTGTTCTCCTGGGTAAAGGCGTTAGCTTCATCTTTGAATGCTAGGTTCTGTCCACCTATGCGGACGAACACTGGACCTGTAGTGTCGGTACACATGTACAGGTCTTTGGCAACCGTGTTAGCAACCAGTTTTTCAGTCCACTGGCGGCCTTCAGGTAAATTGCTGTTTGGGTCCCCAGCGTATTTATCGGGATTTTGTCCTTGCCAAATCCAGATGGAGATTCGTTCCTTCTCCAACTCTATCTTTTCATTCCACTCAGGGATGTTTGGTGGTGGGTTTCCAATGAAGACCATAGCTTTGATCGTGCGCCCACGAGGACGGATCTCCCCTGGGGTACAATCGGGCATGTCGTAGTCCGCGTCACAAGCTACACCAAAACTGTAGCGTACCTTGTGAAGTGGTAAGCTAACTGCCTCTGAAGTCCCATCGGATTTTCTACGCCATAATTTGATGTTTCCTATAGGGGGCGCCGTGCCCTCTACCCGAGACTGCACGTCAGGAATTTCAAAGATGCTGTACTCTTGACGACCCTTCAAATCTGAAATTTGGTTGTTGGCCCATTGTGTAAGATCCGCAGCCGCAGACATGTACGGCAAGATGACATGCCGCATCTTTTTGCCATAGGCTGTTTGGTCTGTTGCGTCTGAAACTTCTTCAGTACGGGCTTGTCCTCCATCGTTTCGACCAGTGACCAAGATGGTATTGGTCCCTCGGTCGTGGGCGTCTCCCGAGTCAAGTTCCTTTACGTCTTTCCCGACGATGTACACATTTCGTTCTGGGACTGTAGTTACTTCCGCGGCCATGCGAAACTTACGGGTGTCCGGGTCTATATCGAACTCTCTGGACCCTTGAGTCTCGGCTAGTGCGGCGATCACTCGACTGGCGGAGCCTACTGCGTCAAACGTCGCAGGGGTGTAAGTAGACGCAGCAATCAGCGAAGCGTCGTAAACAATTCTAGTCTCAGTATCGACACCCTGATTATCTAGGATATCTCCGATGATGGTCTTTACGTCTTGATTACCGGCGGTGTAGTCGTTGTCTAGCTTTACTGCGGTAGCTTCTGAGGCCCATTGTCCTTGCACACGAATAGATGTCACCGTTTTGGATGCTACCACCGCAGCTTTCACATCTACGATGCGGCCTCGATACCAACGGGTGTAGTTCACCTCTGGTTGCAGTCGTAAATCTAAGATTATTTCCCACCCATCAGTGACATAAGTGTCGGGGTCTCCCAGGTCCCCTTCGACTTTGAACATGGCTGGGCCAGAACCACCTTTGGCTAACCATTCCCATTCAGCTTCAAGTACGAGTAGTTTGCGGTCTTGGGTGAATGTTACTCCAGCACCAAACCCACTTGGTTTTACAAGCCAAGCGTGGACGTTGAATGGTTCGGGAATCTGAGCGGCAGCTTCAGCCACGGATCAAATCCATCTAGTAGTGTACGCTAAATCAACTGTGATACTGGTAGCAGCCGACGTGGTTGGAAGGGTCCACTCCAGTTCCAAAGAATTGGTTCCAGTCTCGAACCAAATTACATCACTCGCAGTCCCTCCACCCTGTGCAGCACTGGGCAACCAGTCACTAAGACTGCTTACGCCATTGTTCGTGATATCGAAGCTCGGAGTGTCAAGAATGAGTTTGTTGCCCGATGACACCGTTGCCTTGAAGTGAAACGTTCTACCAGGAAAGTTTGCCGCCGCAAGCATTGCCAACGTCGATACATTACCACCTACTGGTGTGAACGTGATCCTCGGAAAGATGGTTGTTCCCCCACTGTTAGAAGGAGAAATCGTGTGCGGAGCCCCAGAGGTAAGGTACGAAAAATCTGATTCGTTGTCCCCTGGTGCCCAAACTCCAGCACCCCCGCTAGTAACACTGATCCAACTATTGGCCGTAGCGTCTGCTTCTACCCGAGTTTTCAGGGAGTCGGCAGTAGATTGATCTGGGGCTACACCATCATAGTTAACAGTAATGTCCCTCTGTTGCCCGTGAATCATTCGGGCAGCACTCGCCATAGTATCTCCAGCAACCCATAACCCCTCACCAGTGCCCTCTACAGCGACAGACACCAAATGCCGTGTATGTCTGTTGGCGTCGATAAGGGTTTTCAGAGAATTCGCGGTAGACGTACCTGCATTGTAGGTGATCTCGATGTCCCAACCTCGGACATCTATTCGTTCCACCGTACCCGTAACCATTCGTATGCGGACTTTTTCTCCGTCTACTCCTGTACTTGGGGAGTTTGCATCTACCGCGGATGCGGTAAACGTGAGGTCTGCATTAGCATTAGCAGCAAGTGCGGTGTAGGTTGCTGAAATCTCCGTCGTAGCCGTAACGATGCTTTCCGCTCCAGCAGATACCATCTTTACTCGAACGTTATTCCCAAACTGTCCAATCTCCCGTGCGGTAAACGTAAGGGCGCCAGTGGCACCTGATGCTGGGGTAACCGTACGACTAGCTTTTGTTCCAGTAGCGGCAGTAGAACTGGTCGTCTCTGTCAGTGCGTAGTAAAATGGATCGGGACAGAAGAACTTCAAGGTCCCCCGAAGCACAATGCCGGCGGAACCTTCCTCAAACGTCTGATTACCTACCCCTGCAAAATAAGCATTCAGATATCGGTCGTCATGCTTATAGAGCTTGTCAATCTCTTCGGGGAAGGCATTGACGATATTATCCCAGTTGGTTCTGGCGTCGTCCGCGCTTGTCCCTATAACAACCAACTCAATCGAGATCGTACGGACATCGAAAGGCGGCTGTTCCGATAGCTTGGCTCCATGAGTCTTTGCCAAAGGCACAGGGTTGATTCGCTTGGGTAGGTCCTCTACCCAGCTTTCAGCCTGCTCAGTAAAATCCACGGACCCAAACTTTATGGACATCGAAGCGGGCATGAGATTATGGCGATCCTATGCTTCCATAAGGAGATGCTTGCGCAATCATTTGTCCTAGTGTTTGGGCCGCTTTCTGCATGTCCATCCCGGTGCGAATGATGAACGTGGGGTTCATGGTGACGGTTGTGCTTGGGGCTTGGACCGCGCCAACCGAGCCGCCCAATGCACCCACCACATCGCCCGCACCCGCTTCCAACGCTTGAAGTTCTTGTTCATTGATCCCTCCCGAAAGCATCTGCCCTAGGACAGCCGCACCCTCGGTAGTAGCGAGTCCCCCGCCGAACATTTCTTGAAGCTGAGTAGCAGCGCGTTCACGTTCGCCTTGACGCTGGGCTTCTACCATAGCCATCATAGCACCAGCTTGTTTTGCTCTGCGGTGGCGCTTTTTGGTAAGAGTAGCACTACCTCCAACACCGTAGTGTGACAAGGCACCCCCTGCGGGGCCTGCGAGGCCGAGTAACATTCCGGTCTTTCCGACCTTGCGGGTCTGTTTAGCAATCCCCCCAGCAATCCCACCCACCACCAACCCTACTACACCGCCTATAGGTCCGGCTATCGACCCACCTATTTGGCCGCCCCCCACAACGGCCTGGGTCATGCCGCCGTGTTTTCCTTTACTTATATCGCTCAGACCCTTAAGAAGTATCATACCGCCTACACCAGCACCCAATAGCTGTCCAAGGTCAAGACCTCCCACCGCAGACATAGCCCTACTGCCAAACCCTTGACCGGCAGCAGGAGCGGGCTTACCAGTCTTAACAGGATCTCCTCCCACCCTAGTAAGATCAGTCTCTATAGGGTGGTTTCGTTTAGTAGATACCTCTACTTTCATGGGTTCAGCATTTGTTTTTGCGGGAGACGACGAGAAGAAACCTTTGGCGTCGCTGAACATCGACCCTAGTGTCGCCCTCCCAGGACCAGCGGCTCCTGATAATCCCGCGGATGCACTTTGACCCAGACCCATACCCACACTCTGGACTGTGGACCTGATGATGGACTTCTGGATATCCTTCAGAGCTTCGCTAGCCTTTTTGCCATCCAAGGCCATTGCGGTGAAACCATCTGCGACTCCACGTTCCATCGAGGCCATCGCACTTTCCCAAATGTGTGCGGAGGTTCCAGCGGTTCGCTTTTCTAGTTCCAGAAGATCGGCATGGTACTGTTCCTGAAGGTCCATCTTCGCGGCTGTCAACTCTGCCGTCATGTCCACACCGCGATCCGCAGCCAACTGTTCGTAAGTCTCGTCTAAGCTCTTTGTGTCCTCCTGAAGTCGTCTCTCTAGTTTCATTGCCTGGATGGCTAATTTTGCTCTGCTGTCTCTGGTTAGGGCGGCACGACGATCTAGCCCTTTCATCTCCAATTCCAACGTCTTCTGCTGAAAAGATTTGTTAGCTTGGGCACGAGATGTTGCCTCTGCAACATCTGTTTTTACTTTACGTGCCCTAGCCTGTTCGGTCGCTCCTTCTATAGCTAACAGTTGCAGATTAGCGTCTGCTACGGCTGTTGCTTGTACAGCTTGCTGCTCCCCTAGAGCAATTGCCGCAGCAGTACGTATAGCCTTATCCATAGGATTAAATATGGATGTTTTCGCTGCGTGTTCTCTCGCCTTTGCTAGTTCTTTGGTTAACTCAACTTCTTTGGCCTTCTCTTTGTTGAGCTTGACCAACGCGGCGTCTTCTGCTTTTCCTAGTGACAGATTAATGCTACTTAATTGAGCCTCAGATACAGGTGCATCGGGAGCCCCCAAAGGCTCTAACAATTTAGCTACCCGCTCTTTTCCAAGTATTCCCCCAGGAATACTCACTTTTTCGATGAACCTGTCCAAATGTTCATTGTACTTATCTAATGCTATAGAAGCGGCTTCTATAGCGGCCATTCCAAAGATCGCTCCTATATTGATGGCGCCCATGCCCATGAAAGCCGTCTTGACCGAGGCGGCTGAAGCTCCCAAGGATCTCATGGATAGGTTTGACGTAATCACACCTGTGTTGAGCTTCATCACCTGTAGATTTGCTGCGGCGAATGACGGACCCAAGAAGCTAACGATTCGGGCTATGCCTTTGATCCCTACAACTACCATCCCCCCAACCCCAAAAACTCCCAACAACGTAGCTCCTACTGTGGTTACATCCCCAAGCACATTCCCCAGGATTCCTTTGGACTCGAAACCTCCCCTCAGCGTGTTCGCCACGGAGGACCCCACGTCATCCAGAACTCTAAACCTGTCAATGATAGGATTGAGAGCCGCGGATTTAAGCTTCAACAACGAGTCTATAAGGTTATCAGTTATGGCTGATTCCATCTCGTTCGTCGTACCCGTAGCTTTCATCTGAGCATCAACATAACTCTCTAAAGATTGGCGACCATCTGCCATGAGAGCCAAGAAAGGTGTCAAGCCTCGGGTTCCAAACACATCCAAGGCTTCCGTATTGGTTATGGTCGCCTCTTGTAGTCTCCTTAGAACTCCCACCAACCCATGCGTCTTGATGTCCAAGTCAGCAAGAGGAATACCTAGCTGCTTCATCACAGCAAAGTTCTTCGGATCTATCAATTCAATGAATATCCTACGCAACGCAGTACCAGCAGCGGACGATTTTATATTTTGGTCCGCCAAGGCAGCTAACACCCCGGTGGTCTCTTCAAACGAACTACCTAGTTTTGATGCTATGGGTCCTACATAACTCAGAGCTTGTCCCATGTCCTTGATAGTTGCTTGAGATGAGTTCGACGCTTTGGCCAACCCGTCTGTGACCCGTATGGTGTCTGCCGCACTTATGTTGAACTGTCGTAACATACCGGTTACAAACCCTGATGTAACGGAGAAGTCCTCCCCTGCTACCGTGGCGAGTTTCATTACAGGTTCAATTGCAGATATAGTTTCCGCCGTACTAAAACCTGCGCGCCCAAGTGTCACCATGGCATCACCAACTTGGGCAGTCGTGAAGACCGTTCCCGAAGCTGTACGGAGTGCGGCTTCTCGTAGCTTTTCAAATTCGCTTGAGGTTGCCCCCGTAACTGCTCCAACAGTAGCCATGGACTTTTCAAAGGACATAGCCGCACCTATGACCTGCTTGAAGGCCAGGCCGGCGGCACCAATAGCTATAAATTCAGGGGCGGAAGTGAAACCAGAACCTTTAGCAAATCTAGGACTGGGTTTTGGTGCCATACGTAGGCCGCCCATTCCAGGTCCGGGTAGTTTGACTTTGGTTCTATCAAACCCCCCAGCAGTCCTAGCTAGTTGACTGTATCGTTCTGCCTTTGCTTTTGTAGTAGTTGCCTGTTGACTACGAAATACCTGGAGTTCATTAGCCGCAGCCGTTGCCCTTGCTTTCGCGGTAGCCGCTTGGACTGCTGTGGTTAGAGCAACTGCACTCTTACCCCCAGTCCCCTTACGGGTCTCGGATAGCTGTCTCGCTTGCCCACTAAGACCAGAAGCTGCAACAACAGATAGAGGAGATAGACCCGATGTAGCCCTCCTCTTTTTGAGCCTACTCTGATATTTAACAGCCTGCCGTATTCTCTTTTGTTCGTTACGAGACAGGTCTGACATTTTGGGAGTAGTAGCCATTCTACGTTGAACTACCTGTGATCCCACCCCTTGTGCAACCCATTGGGGGCTTAGCCCAGATTTCATCCGGGCCTCTTGAATCTTTGCCTGTGCCTTTACGCCTTTGTTAATTAGGTCTTGTTCATATTTGTATTGCTTCTGAACCTCAGCTCGGCGAACAGCATTTGCAGCTTTTGTATCTCTTTGTTCTTCTCTTTGATACTTACGCCGAAGATCCATCCCCTTTTTCTGGGTGGCAGCTTCCGCGTCATATGCTTGTTTGTTTACCTTGTATCTTCGTTCAAGAGTACTCTTGAAAGTATTGAGTTCCTGAGTCGCGGCTTTTTGTGTCGCACGAGCGCGTTTGTTGATCTCACCCTGAATGTTGGCTGCTCTCGAAGGCCCCCCGCCTGGCGCGCCACCGGGTCCTTTGCCTCCTCCAGTTATAGCAAGCTGGAGAGCCTTCTGGGTCTCCAGTGCCTCCTTACGAATCGTACCTAGTAGGGCTGTGATCTTCTTTACATCGGCGGTTTCGCCCGCAATGATGCTAAGACGGATCTTGGACTCTTTGGTTTCTTCACCCACGATGATGACCCCTTGGGGTACGAGTAGGGGTGCCCCGTTTTTTTACGTAGGGGTTCATCGCGATCTCGAACTCTTGTTCTTCGCGGCGCAGGTCATTGGCAGCTTTCACCAGGGCGGTGAGTTGCTTGAAAGTCAGTCGTTTGAACTCGTCGAAACCAACTCCGCAGTAGTTTCCAACAAGGGCTGCGGCTCTGCCCCAGGTGCCAGGTTGCAGCTCTCTGGAGCTTTGACTTGGGCGTCTAGGGCCACGGTAGGGTCCACTGGTTCGGCGACAGGCCGATCCCATAGCCCGGACTGGTAAAGCACTTCCGCGCAGACATTGAGGGTCTCTAGGTACTCGTTGAAGCTGAACAGGTCCGAACACTCCGAATAGCCATAGGCCCAATCCTCTTGTTCGATTTGTTCCTTGGACCTGCCTTCTTTCCGAATCCCTAGCCATAGCATAGTAGCAATTACGTCGGCAGAGAGATGCTTGATGAAAGCGGTTCCATGACGCTTCTCTAGTACCGATATGTCTAGCAGAGTTGGAGTGGTAAGTGTGTGCCATTTACCGTATCGGTCTTTGATCTTCAACGGTTCGGACAATCCAACAAGTACGCCTAACTCTCCCACGAGCGACCCCCTTTCGAGTGTATCAAATTATTCCGAGTATATTAGTACCACGGTATAATTCGTTACAGTGCGCTTTGTGCATTGGTAAGTACGATTCCGAGTTCTCCGTAGGTCAGTGTGGCTCCGGTCAGGGTTCGATACGCTTTGAAGTTCACCGTCTGTTTGATCGGTCCTTCGTCAGCGATGTTGATAGGCACGTCGGTAGGAACAATATCTTCCAACGTGAGGATCATGGCTTCATAGCCGTTGTTTGTGGCTGAGAGATACCCATTCCGGCATACGAATATGAGGGTTCGGGTAGTGCTATTGAAGAAGTCATCGTACTTCGTGAAGTCGTTGAAGTCGGCTACGAATGACCCTGTAACTGCGAGCTTTCCACCAGACCTGACGGGTTCTCGAATGAGTCGGCTGCCCAAACTGCCGCGGTCTTCTTCCAGGTTGTTGTCGAGAGTAACGCTGAAACTCTCTACTGCTATGCCTGCACCGTTAGTCACGGCACCTGTGAGTTCGCTCACCGTCATACCTGAAGTGCCGTAGTACAAAAACCCCTGTGTGAACACCATCGGGTTGCGAGCATTGTCCAAGTCCCCAAGCACGGTAGCGGCAGCAGTCTTGGCTTGACGGTCTTCACTTTGGGCAATGAAGTCCAAACTTAATTCGACGAAACTGTCAATCTCCGCGGAGATGGTCATCGAACCAATCTTGCTCCCACGGTAGACAAACGCCTTATTTACATCTCCCTGTGGAGTGTAAAAACTCGACGTATCTCGGAAGATTTCCAACGTAAGCCCCGTAGGTAGAGCATCCGCTATGGTAAAAGTATGGTCATACAAAGACCCGTTGGTAGCGTTTGCCGCAGCCGGATCAACATATCCACCAAGAGCGTGTTTGAGGAATCGTCCCATGTCTGTATAGGCCAGGTGCATAGACACAGACCCACGGAACCTCAAGGAGCCATTGGCGATACGATTCTTACGAATCCCGATCTGGTTGAGACTGGCGGCTTCTATGCGCCTGTGTTCTGCAACCATGGATTCGTTCAGAAGATCAAAGAACTTGTCTCTGGCAACGATGGTGCCGTAGCTGGATTCTTCCCCAACACCGAGGTAGGCGTTATGCCCAAGTCCAAAACTGCCCATGTCAAATCCTCCAGCTACACGCTACCACGAGGGTTAGGCGCGCGCTCTACAGTATACCTCAAGGGTAAGGGCTACCACATAAATTCGGTCATGTCTGTGCAAGTTGTTTTCTGGGGGGTCTGGATTAGCTGATGGTTTCGTCCACCCTACGGTCCCCTGGGTCGTTTGACCCCCAGCAAATCCAAGCTGCTTGAACGACACAAAGACCCCCTGGAGCTTACCTACCGCATCTACTCGATTCTTGTATACCGTGTCCGACACAGCATACTCAGCAGCGTAGATAATTCTGTAGGTATACACCAAGTCCCATGTACTTGGAAACGCTACGATCTTGGACGACACCCCTTGGAGTTTAACTAGGCACATCGGCAAGTGACTTGTCAGGTCCCTACCTGCTGGCGGGTAATCCGCCAAATCTCCGTATTGAGTTTCTCTTGTTAGGGACAGAGAGTCTGTAAGGTTGTCGTCGATGAGGGCCATGATGCGTTCGGTGATCTCAGAACCGTCCCAGGTGTTGGCTGCATTGGATGTGTAGATCCAAACAATCTCTCCAGGGTCTCCCCACGAGGACGCACCGTTACCAGCTTGAAAGAAGAATTCATATACTCTATCCGCTGTGAGTCCCGAGATTGCAATCGTTGCGCCCACAGAGATATCAGTATTGGCTGAACTGTAGGTCCAGTTGTTCGCGGCGTCATCATTTTTGATTCGATAACCAACGCGCCAACGGTCGCGGTTTGTGGCGGGTATGGCGTCAATAGCCGCGGTACAACTTGTACCTGTTATGCTTCCAAGGTATCCGTTGATTCCAGCCGATGGTGCCGTTACCCCAGAAGTGGGGGCCGCGGATTGGTTGACAGCGTTTTGATCTTCTGACCTGCTAGAGCCTAGTCGCTGGAAAGCCCGCACCGAAAAATAATAGGTCGTACCTGCTGTAAGGGCTGTCACTCCATCGCTAAGGGTGAAGACATCAAAACTCGTTTGGTCGCTTGGTACACGAGCGAGGTAGTACGTATCAGCGTCTAGGTCTGCATCTACTATGGACTCCGTATGCACATGGATTTCATATCCACGGTCTGCGGCAGCCGTAACACTATCGAACGTAGCCGCTGCCCATGCAACAGCCACGCTATTGTCTGTATTATCGGTAGCTGTTGCGGCCCCGGCAAACGTAGGAGCTGGGACCGTTCCTTGAGATGAAGAAATCGTCCCGTCTTTTATAGCACACTTTTGTTTTCCGTTGGATGTAAATTGAACCTGAAGACTGAAATATCTGCCGGTGGGGTCCGCTTCTAATAGAAGATTTGTCAAAGACAGCCAAGAATCGTTGTAGGTGTGAGACCCGCTTGTGTTGCTGGCGCTATATTTGTAAGCCAGTGTACCGGCTTCGCTATCGGGGGCTTCAAACACATCGATGGTGCTCATGTCCCACGAACCGTAAGCAGTTCCAAAGTCCAGTTCGGCAAGCGTGGCCGTAGGGGCAGCGGCGGAATAGGGCGCGAGTTGCGCCGTGGGTGGCGTAAAGTTAGCCGTGCGGAGCCTGGTGGAGTAGACCGTCATCTCCTGGCTCCCACCGTCCCACCGCCTCGTCAGTATGTCGTTCTGCCCGATCTTGAGAGATGAGGCGTAGCCCGGCGC